CATCCAACCAGTTGTCGGAGCTATAGCAGCACACTCGTTTACTGGAGGCGCAGGAGGAAGGCCTGAGGGTGCTGCAGCCGGTCATTTCATTCCAGTGAGCATAAGCAACGCGGCCACACCTGAACGTTCAGATATAAGTAAAGACAATGTGGAGAATGACACATCAATAATTGCAGCTTATCGCATGCGTGCCTTTGGTGAATATGCCGACGATGAAACTGCATCAACCATCAAAGCGCGTGACAATAAAGATGCAACTGACCTCGCAGTAATATCTATACACGGAACCCAAGACCCTGACGTGAAAATTGGTCTTGCTCATACGCTAGGGCGTAATCATGGGCAAGAAAATGCCTGCATTTCTTTTAGCTATAAAGACCACGGTGCCGATGCAACAGTTGATATGGCACCAACGTTACGCGCAGGAAATCACAACTTCAGTCATGCGAATAGCGGTCAACCTCCTGCTATAGCTTATGCTTTCAAGGCCGGTCAGGGGGCCAGGGCTGGTGGAATCGGTTTCGCAGAGGAGCAATCACCAACATTGACCTCTACTCAAAGTGGAACAAATCTGGCTCCAACAATTATGCAAAGCACAGCGGTTCGCCGCCTCACTCCACGAGAGTGCGAGCGCTTGCAGGGCTTTCCCGACGATCACACGCTCATTCCATACGGTCGAGCCATCCGCCCAGAAAAAATGGACCGCGATTACGCGAAATACCTCATGCGCGGCGGTAAGCTGACGTTTGAAGAGTGCTGCCAGCTGGCTGCTGATGGACCGCGCTATAAGGCCATTGGTAACAGCATGGCCGTACCCGTAATGCGTTGGATTGGTAAGCGTATTCATGATGCGATTGCCTCTTCAGGTACAGCACGGTCACCATCGCTTCAGCAACCGGTTAGCGGACCTGTTCGCGTGCCTAAAAGCGATGAGGAACTATCACGGCCGTTCCTGAAGTGGCCCGGGGGAAAATTCAGCGCCTTCCGAACGATTGAACGCTATTTCCCATCGACCGGTCGGCTGATCGAGCCGTTTGCCGGTGCTGGCTCTATCTTCCTTAATGCTGGGTTCGCGTCGAACCTCATCGCTGACCGAAACTCAGACTTGATTAACACTTACCAGGCGCTCAAAGAGCATGCGCACGCGTTGATAACGCTCACGCAGCGATTCTTCAATGATTACGGTACTGAGGAGGGGTATCGGATGGTCAAAAAGAACTTCAACATGATGCATTACACGCGACTGGAGCGCGCTGCAGCATTCATCTTTATCAACAAGCACTGCTTTAACGGGCTGGTACGGTACAACTTAAAAGGTGAGTTTAATGTCGGCTGGGGCTCCCCCAAAAAGGCGTACTTCCCGTTCGCGGAAATGGAGCATTTTCTCTCTATAGCAGATAGCTGCACTTTCCAATGCGGTAGCTTCGAAACCACGATCTCCCAGGCAGGCGCCGGTGACGTAATATTTTGTGACCCTCCGTATGAGCCTCTGCCGGGCAAAGACGGGTTTACGCATTACTCCGGAGGTTCATTCAGCTTCGATAAACAGGAGTTGTTGGTGGGGCATCTAAAAGCTGCCCACCAGCGCGGGGCAACGGCGATCATCACAAATAGTGGTGCACCCATTATATACGAGCTCTATCGCGATAATGGCTTTACGGTGAATGAGTTCGACAACCAGCGAAAAATATCATGTAAAGGAAACACTCGTAAGAGAGCCAACGATATTATAGCGGTGCTATAACACGCTCAAAAATTGATAAAAAGATCATTGAGAATTATATCCTCTCTTAATTATATTCATAAAACCGATTGATTACCAATAATCGTTCGGTTTTTATGATAGTTAAATCATTTTTAAGACCTTCATCACATTCTAAGACAATTCTAACGAGCATATTATTAACCGAAGGCAATTTTTTTAACATAACGGCTCTGAGTGGGTTTATAGATAGCCATGCCTTCACTCTATCTAATCGTATATAAGGATATATTTATGAACATCGTAGAAAAAAACGTTAACAGTATAAATTCAATGCATGATGGCGGTGTTTTACCTCTCTCTGCTTATAAATTCCAATCACATGAATTAGCCCAAAAGCAAGCTCAGATGATTTTCGCCAACGACCGTGGTGATATCGAAAAAGAGGCCCAATTTCGTATGAACCAGACGGGCAATATTTTCTATGTTACAACCTCACCAGAAATCACTGAGAAAACTAAAAAATTATTTGATAGCGTATCGGTTTTATTCGCTGCTATGACCGCAGGCTTGAACGAATGTAATAAATCACTCTTTGATTACGATGCATGGCGCTCCATCATTGGAAAATCAGGTTTCTTTGTAGAAGTTCAGAAAACAAGAAACATGATGACGATTAAGAATAGCGGCGTTACTGTTAATACGCAGATCGTTCAGCAGTTACTGCCCGGTCTGACATCCGGAAGTGCCATGGACATTGCCAAGGGTGTTCTCAGTGCAGTGAATGGTGAATTCCAGGCATCCGAGCGTTCTGAAGACGCAAAACTCGGGCACATCCTTTTCATCTGTGAGGAGCTCTTTGGTGCGCCGAGCGTTACAGTACGCTTGTTCTTTGCATCTAAAAAGTCGCACAGCTCAGTAACCCAGTCTCCGTGCCATAAGTCTGTATCTACAACATTCGAGCAGTTGCAAGAAGCCAATACCTTCCTGTTCGTATCGCCTGAAAGCATCGCTGAATATGCGAAGCGATTCACTGAGCAGCCAGAAGAGTATTTAAACCTGATTGAGCGCTTCAAAAAAATGATCACACCTCAGGAATAAATAAAAACCGGTAATCCCAAGGCTACAAATACGTAGCCTTTACCAATAAAGATGCAAAGACCAAGTTTCATTAAACAGAACGCACTTAGCGCAAGGGATATTATATGAATGGATTACGAGGTTATTTGAAAATTTCCACGGTTGCAGTAATTCTTTTCTCTATGCAGTCACACGCCAAAGTATATGTTTGTGAGAGATATTCACAAACTTTTGAAGAAATCTCTGCCGAACAGTTAAAGCTCAAACCACATGATAAAAATGAAACAACAGTCGAAGCGGCATTAAACAATTCGAATGACAACGGAATTGATAACGCCGTGAAAGATATAAATGGGTGGGATATTTGCATTGATCCCAGATTCTGGCACCGTGGCGGAAAAGGCCCCGAAAGCTACGATCACCTGACAGTATTTGCTTACAAAAATGATGAGTATAAAACTTCTTGCCATATTTTTTCATTTAAAATCCCTGAGAAGGATAAATATAGTACATCTTGCACATAGTTCTATAACTCCCTCCTTGATTAAAAATCAATAAAATATAGACTATCCTTGTGAACTTGGATTGCTAGGGATAACGCAAAGTAGAGCGCTAGCTACGTTTTACTTCGAAGGGCCGCTAACCCTTCCAGCGTACCGAATTACCTGCTTATGCAGGCGTTGAAAGCCACCTTTGGGTGGCTTTTTTCGTTTCTGGCGTCCAGCTCTTTGACCGGTGGAGTCCTGTTAGCCTCTCCTCTTTAATCACCGGATCTCATCACTATGCCCATCATCGCTATTCAAGGCGCAATCTGTTCTGGCCATGAAGGATTCCCGCCCCGCCCTGCCGTCGCTGGAGAGCCGTTCTTTACCGTTAACGGCGTACCCGCGCTGGTGGACGGCATGCCATTTGACAAGCACAGCGACGAAAACAGCACGCATGACGGCGTCGCGATCTCTTCCCGTCCCTGGTTCACCATAAACCTCATGGGGGTTGTATGCGTGGGCGATCCGGTCTCCTGCGGTTCTGTTGTCGCATCCGGCGATCCGCTTATCTTCATTATCTGAGGCCTTCATGCTTGAACAACCGTACCAGATTGACGCCTTCAACGCGCTGCGCGCAGCTGGCGGGCTTACCCCGCCCGAATCCGCAACGCTATACCGGACTGCAGTAACACGCATTAATCAGCTCATCTCTGAGCTGAGCGCGCTATTACCCGAAGCGATCACCTACCCGTCCAGCCTGGCTGAGGTTATTTCGAGGCTCGACGGTATCACCGAAGATCTGACCGATGCTTCAACTCTTTTTGAGTCTGTGATTACGCTGATCGAGAGCAATGCCGACACATCCGCGCTCTTAAGACTGCAAATAGGCTGGGAAATTTACTGCCGATTGAATAGCGAACCGGGGAAGCAACCTCCAGCAATTATCGAACTCATTGCCGATGTCGCGACACCTCAAGCTGTAGACTCGCTCGTTAACAGCCTCTCAACTTCGGATCTGAAAGCCGCCTTCACCATCCTCAATAACATCCTGATCGCGGTTGGAACCGCAAGCCCGGCCACTCCCGGGGTGCCGGTCGTTATCCCGGAGGATTTACTGGACGATGTTTCGGATGCCGTTGATGCCTTTGCAGATGATATTGCCCCTCTCCTCTCCCTGCTGCAGGTCGTAAGCACAGATAAACAAAACGCTGAAGCAAGTGTTGCGCTTGCGATGAGCTATTACAAAGACGCCATCACTATCAGCCTGCTGGACTCACTATCGCGCGGAGAGTTCGTGGCACCGGCCGTGGCTTGTATTGCTCCTCAGTCTGTCATCGACGCCCTGGCAATCGGTCAGCTCTACGTCCGCACGCCTTAACGCAGAGCGGTGCACTTTTCTTATTCTGCTCAAATTAAGTGCGTTTAGCTGATAACGCGATATTGAAAAAAGAGGTTATAGGCATGTCAGATATCAAACCATACATGGATCAAGTCGCGGATATTCGCTTACGCGCTGGCCGTGTACTCGCCTTTGCGAGTATTCCGCAGTTTAAAGACGGCTCTTTCATTAAAGACCGTAAAGCCTGGGCTCGCTCAGTCGGTGATGCTACCTACCAGGATCCATTATTCGAATCTTATGGGCCGGTAGTTTCAACGATTGTCGGAACGGCTTGGGCAAGTGCGCTGGCCGAGTACACAAATGAACGCGGCGAAATGCCACGTGACGAAATTCTTGCGGCCGCGCATAAAGCGACTGAAAACCTGCTGCTGGAGGGCGCGAATAAATTCCAGAACCCAAGCGTTCGTTTTCTTCTGGAAAGCGCACAGAAAGACTTTAACGAGAACAACCTTCTGCTGGAATCTGCTGACTCAATGCCAGATCTGAGCACCTCGCAGGGCGTTATGCAGCTCGCAACTTTCGTTGCCATGATTCTGCCGGTGGCGCTCGGCGCGCAAACCAGTGACGCCTGTACTTTCGTGCCATGTGAAAAAGACCAGAATAAGATCTTCGAGATTCTGAATATCGCCGGTAACAGCTTCGGGGATCTGAAGGCGGGCCAGGAAATCGACATGACCACTGCTGGGTATTACTCCCAGATGGGCCGTGTCCGCCTTTTCCCTGCTGATCAACAGCCGAAAGGTACAAAGCAGAAGCTGACCTTTAAAGTGGCTGACGTTGAAGGGGTTGCTGCGCCGATTCGTCCGAAGCGTACTGTTCTGTACATCAACCGTAAGCCGACAGATCCGGATACCGGTAATAATACCCTTCATCACAGCTTTGTTTACCTGGATCCTGAAACCCAGGAAGAAACGTCAGTCACCCTGACCTGCGCGATTAACTACGACACTGGCGAAATTGCCGTGACGCCGTCTAACCCGTTCCCGGAAGGTTATGAACTGGGTGTTGGTTACGAGCTCGACGTAGAGAAAAAACCTGATCTCATTCCGACGATTAACCACAAAATGAAGGATTACCTCGTTTACCCTTCATTCTACTATCTTGCTGCTGAGCACACGCTTCAGGCCGAGCTTGAAATGCGTCGCGAGTTCAATTTCGAGCTCAATCCGCTTTCATATCGCAGCCTGCGCGACTTCATTTCGCATGAAATCGATATGATGCGCCTGAGCATCATGATCTGGCGCTGCGTTCATAGCTCAACTTATGACGTTGCCCTACCGGATAGCCAGCTGTTCGAGTCCTGGGCAGGCCTGCTGCGTAACAAGTTCAACCAGATGTCTGCTGACATGATCAACCGCACCCGTACAACCGGTGTAACGGGCATGTTTGCCGGTTCTGAAGCCTCAAACTTCATTAAAGCGCTGCCGCCGACTCTGTTCCAGCCAGCTCCTAACTACCGCCAGACGCCGTACGTCCATTTCGCGGGCACACTGTTCGGCGTTTATAAGGTCTTTGAAGTACCGCAGCCAATCTGCGTCTCTCTGACTAAGAGCCTGGAGAAGCAAGGGGCTAAGTTCAATACCAACAGCATTCTCTGCTATGGCCGTGGTGATGGCATTGCACAGGCTGGTTTCATTGCAGGTGATGCCATTCCGTTAATCCCACTTATTCACGACACCACTCCATCGCTGCGCAACCGCACAACCATGTTTGGTAGCGCGCTGAACACAATTCACCCGCGTCGTGGCGAAGACTACTTCGAAATGCTGGAGCTGACCTTCGATAAGAAAGTCGGAGCCATCGACACCCGTACCGGGCTCATTGTTCAGGACCAAACTCCTGCTGAACCAGCCCCCGTTGAACCGGTTGAAGATACAACTGCATAAATAACGATGCCCTGGCTCCCAGAAGCCAGGGCAAGGAGTCATAGCATGGAAATCCCGTTCAGTCAGTCGAACGTGAGCGCAGTATCAATTGCTCGCGTTAACGCTGAAAACACAACAATACTCAACTCAGGCGGCAACAGCTCTGTATTTGCCGGTATTGTCGTCTGCGAAAAAGGTAATCCCTTCGAAATCCTGAAGATCAACAGCAACAACCTGTATTCAACACTGGGGACCCCGCTGCATCCAACTGCTGGTATTTGCGCCGAGCCTATGCGCCATCTTGAAGAAGCTGTGACAGGTGGTGAGGGCTACGTCGTTCGCGTCACGCCGGATAACGCGAAATTTCCGTTCATTCGTTGGATTGGGCCGAGCGCAGTACAGGGTACCGCGCGGGCGGATGCTCCAGAGGGAGATGCTGCAGCACCGGTAAATGAAGTTACGGTAGCAGAGACTAATGTCGAGCCGACAGCAGATGAAATCATCTCCGCCCCCAAATCAAAAGTTAAAGGTGGAGTAAAAGCCTCCGCAACAGGCACTGACAGCTCCTCTACTGATGAAAACGCAAAACAGGCTTTACTCAGGTCCGATAAATTGAAGGCGAATCCCGCTATCCCTTTCAATATTGCTTCAGGGGCTATGCCTTTTGGGACTGACCCAAGCACGGAATTCAAATCGTCCGACGTTGTTATGCTTTATGTAATTGATGGCAATCCATCAACCAACAGAAGCGTACGTTTCACGGAAGATCCCACTAACAATAAACGTCTCATCCTTACGCTGACAGAACAGAGCTCGTTGGGAGTTGTTACGACGTTAGACACCTATACGGTTTCGCTTTATACGGACGTTACAGACGATTATGGCGCGCCCGCGTGGATTGAAACCCAGTTGGAGAACAAATCCAAGTACTTGCGCGCGATCGCGGTAGCCAACCCAACCGGCGCTACCAAAGATGCGACTCAACGCCTCGCAGCTGATTTAAGCGCTAAAGACTTCATCGGCGGAACGTCTGGAGATATGAACAATATCTCAGCGGATAGCTATGAAAAGGCATTAACGGTCCTTCGCAATGCACCGGTGTTCTTCTCAGCGGTCCTTGGGCTGGGCTGCTATGACCGCTCAGTTCTGAACGGCTTGAGTGAAATCGCGCGCAATCGCCGTATCGATGCATTCTTCGATATCGATCCGCGTATTTCATACGCCGACGCACTGAATAAAAGCGATGAGTATGGCTTTAATGACCATGAGCACATCGCGTTCTATCACTTCCCGTACACGTACCGCGATAAGACGAGCCGAGCGACGACCGTAGCTGGACTGTCTGGCACGGCTTTTCGCGCGAAAGCGTTGGGGGTTCAGAAAGTACCAAGCATAGGTGGCTGGCACTACTCACCAGCTGGCGAAGAGCGTGGCGTTATCAGTCGTGACAGTCTGAAATGCGCCAGCTGGGCGGGTGAACCTGATTACGATCAGATGTACACCAAGCGCATCAACAAAGTCGCCAGCTCGCGCACCGGCGTGATGACGATCGACGACTCACTGACTGCGTATCGTCGTGAAAATAGTCTGCGCCTGCAGCACGTCAACTCTACGATGAACGCCATCGCACGTGACCTATACAACCTCTGGGGCACGATCAAGCACCAGCCTGACAACGAGGTGGAGGATTGCCTTACGCGTGACACCCCGCGTGTATTTGACAGCTACGTGGCTTGCGGCGCGCTGGTATCACCTACCCAGGACACAGGAAGCGGCACAGAGCCATACGTCATTTCGTACAAGCAAGTCGAAGATGACCTCTGGGAAGTTGAGTATTCATGCTGTGTCACAGGTACTGCCCGCCGCATTGCTGGTGTCCCAATTCTGATGAGAAAAGGATAAGTCATGAATAAGTTTGAAAGCGGCGCATTCCAGCAGCGCGTTAATTTGCTGGTGGAGAGCGTACGGCCCAAAGATGAACGCCAATCGCACGTTAAACCGGCTCCTATTGTCAATGTGCTAAAAACCCAGGAGGAAGCAGACGCAGCTTTTTCCGGTCTTCTGTTTGAAGCAGTAGCCAAAAAATCCAACCAAGATGAGCGTGGCGCAGCAGCTGCTGCAGTGATCGAATGGGCTCAGTCCGGCGATGCAAGCTGGGATGCATTTGAATCGCTTGCATTTGGCCTGGCCCTCGAAAATCTGGGTATGGAACCAGACGATATCGAAGACGATAGCGACATCACGGATGAAGTGATCGACGAATTTAACAGCGCCCTAGCAACGATGGCCGACGCCGCTGTCACATTCGGCGCCGACAGTGGCAACGTCGCCACCATGATCGACGAAGAAGATGACGACGCGGCCACGGAAGTGATGAACGCGCTCGGCGATATTGATGACGATGAAGCTGAAGAGCTAATCGCCACGTTTACAGTAGGAGAAGACCTCTATGAGTCTATCAAGCAAACAGAAACAGACGATTCTCAAATGCTTCTTGAAGCTACTAAAAAAGTGGTTCGCAACGGAAAAGTCAAACTGATCAAGAAGCGCCCGCGCCCGAAGAAGCTGAACAGTGCGCAGCGCTCTGCCCTCAAAAAGGCGCGGCGCAAATCGAATACCAGCGCTGCGAAGATGAAGCGTAAAAAATCAATGAAGATTCGTAAGAAGCGTTTCGGCAAATAACAGGGAACGGCCACCGGGTAGCCGGTGGCTAAAGGGTAAAGGCGATGGCGCAGTTTGGTGCAGTTTTCCCCGATGGCATAAGCGATTATCTGAAGCTCTATATCACGTCAGAAGATCTCTGTGTCGTTGGCTATATAGGCGAAGGTGCGTCAGCGCAGTTGTCGGCAAACTGGACATCAGCGTATGAAGGCGACTCAGTAGGTTCAGTGGCAGGGGAAACGCTGGCGAACATAACGCAGTCACTGTCGAATAACACGAGCATTACACGTCTGAACTCGCTGGTGGTCTGGCAGGGCTCTCAGCCTTTCGAATTTACCCTTCCCATCTACTTGCATGCGCGATACGACGCGAACATTGAAGTTAATGCCGCCATCGCAGCGCTTTGCGCGATGCAGGCACCGGAGCTAAATGACATCACGCCAGCAGGCCGACGGCCGTATCCATGTGTATTGGACATTGGCAGGCGCTTCAAGATCGTGGATGTCGTCATTCGGGATGTCCAGTTCGAACTGGACGCCCCGCGTACGGCCGAAGGGTTCTATACGCATAACAACGTCAGTCTCCAGTGCAGCGCGATGGCTGTCACTAACCGTTCCGAAATGAAAAATCTGTTTTTATAAGAGGTCACGATGAGTACGTCAGGACATTTTAACTCACGGGGAAACGTCGGTTTTCTGCGTGAAAAGTACGACCGTAACCGCCTGGCTGGGGAAAAGCTGATCGGCGCGGAATTTGAAATGAACATTGAAGGCTACCAAAACCTTGGAGTGCTGGTGCGCAGTACCCAGATGCCCGAAATGGCGCGTCAGGACGTTGAAGACGTCGGGCCGATGGGCTTGCTCTTCAACCAGCACGGTTCACTGAAAAACAGTGGTGAAATTCAGGTGCAGTGCGTTGAGACCATCACCGGCGCTGTGTCGGCGATGGTCATTGCGCTTGTAAAGACCAAAAATTACGTGAATATCACCATTAAGGCTTCGCCAGAGTCATTGGCAGGGGCCGCGCCAGCGTCTCTCGTCCGCCGTATGAGCGACTGCAAGATCTACTGCGATCAGGTCGATATGAGCACTGAAGACAACGCCGCGCTGGTTCGCCCGTCACTGCGTATCGTCTACAACTGGGTTGATTTATGACGCCACTCGCTCTACTTGAGGACGTCAAAGGACGTTTTCCGGTATTGCTGCACGACGATGAAGACGCGTTAAAGCGTCTTCTCGTTCAATCGCTGGGAACGTACCAGGACCGCGCCGGTGTCATTCGTGCAATCTACCTGCAGTATGAAAACGGCGAGGCCTCCCGTGAGCTGCCCGCTGATTTTCTGGCCCAGGTAAGCGTTACTGACAAGATGGACGGCTTCGTATGCTCGTCAGTGATCGAGGGCAAACTAGTGCTCGACTTATGCGGTTGCGAGAGCTGGCCACTCAAGTTTCGCTACCTGGTAAACTTGCGGGATATGGACATAGAGAACGGCGAAGTACCGCCTAATCTCATCGGTATGGTTTCCGACTACCTGGAAATCCTTATCAAGATCCCAAACACCGACCGCCTGCGCACAGTTTCAATCGCCGGCAAGCTCGACGTTTCAACGCTGCCGGACGAAGTAACCCTCTACGAGCGTAAGCGGCAGTTAGAAGCGGACATAGCCAGCCAGCGCGAGATCTTGCCCATGTTGTCGATTTATCCGTAGCACAGGGCGGACCCATGGCTTTAATTTATAACCCCTACTCCATGGTGCAGGCCATTCCAGGCGCTGGCCGCATTCTCGGCACGCTGGATCGTGTCGCTGGTCTGAAAACGCTATTTGAGTCCGTCGTCCCAACTGCAGAGCAGATTTATCTTCGCCAGCTGGCGCACCAGCTCGTACACACCCGCTTCGCCCAGGGCTGGCAGTGGGCGGTAACCATTGACGAGTTTCCCCAGATTGATATCTTCGCGAAGGATGTCACCTACCCTATCACGTCCGTCGAGCTGGAGGAGAAGAACCTGGGTGCCGGTTTTATCAATAAGCCGATACGCCGTAACACCGGCACCGTTACGATGGTTGTCCGTGACACCATGGAAGGCGCAATTCTGCAATGGGCTGCTGGCGCCATAAGCCGCGTCACTAACCCTGACGGGACCGTCAATCTGCCCTCGGCATATCTCCAGACAATCCGTATTTTTCATATTGCCAACGGCGCGCTGGTACCAGAGTCCGTTCATCACGTCATACCGACTGAAATCGGCGAAATTACTCGCGCCCGCGATCAGGTCAGTGAGTTCCACACCTTTCCCCTGACATTTACTAAATACACGTCCTTTAACGGGCTTGAAATAGGGTTACCCTGATGCCTATTGCTGACTTCCCCCTCCCCTCTCAGCCGGATAAGATCATCCGGTTTCGCGATCCTACGGTTGCCGATAGCATGAAGTTCGCCGATATCAGCGTGGCGTTTGAAGAGCGCACGACGACCGATTACCTCAACACGCTGCAGACAGGTACTGTATCTGACAGCCGGTTCTGGACAGCTGCAGACCGTAGGACCGCGCTGTGGTGGATCTACATATTCTCCAAAGATGACCCGGTCATAACAGCCAGCTACGAATGCATGCATTGCGGTGAAATGCACTATTACGACTGCGATATGCGCCTGCTCGATGAAGAAGCGTCCGTTCTCGGCCGTAAGCCGTCGATAGAGGTCACACTAAGCGCTGCTGGGGAAGAATTTGAATGGCAAATCGTACCGCTCGATGGCCAGGCGATGGAAAACCTGGAGGTGATGCGCGGCCGTTTGCCTGAAGATACCGCGTCACAGAAATATACCAACGCGATGGCGCAGCTCCGGCTCTGGGAGCTGGTCTATCAAACCCGCCTTTTCTACGACATCGATCTCGATTACGATGCCGCGGCGAACAAGCGATATGACCTGATTAACAGCATGCATCTGAGCAAAGAGTTTCCGCTACTGGTGGCGCGCATCAGGCAGGCGCAGGACGTACTGAAGCACGGTCTGAACATCCAGTTTACTGACGGGCTGGCTAACCTGCTTCTCCCCCCTCACCCATGCCAAAATGACAAGGAGGCAGGAACGCGGGCCACTCGCCTCCTGCTCCACTTTCGGAATAGCTACTTCATGCCAGAGTCTGGATTCAATTGGCTGGCGGATTTTAGTCAACAACCTGACGTTGTTCGGTAACCAGCCGGACAGCAGCGTGATGGCCATGCCGGTGCAGCGCGCGCTTCAGCTTAACAAGGCAGTGGAAGAGAAGTATAAAGCGAAGAAAAAAGCATAGAAAGCAATCATTAAATATGCATCAAATGTTCATTATGAATATCTTTAATACATATTTAATATAGGAAAGATGAGCGTAGTTAAAGTTTTTTTAAAGGGCCGGGGCTTAGTTAGCCCCGGCACCTAAGTACGTTTCAAGCCGTTCCGCTACTTCAGAAATGACAAGATCAGTTGCAATGCTGCAACGATGAATTCGAGTACGACAACTATCGTACTGATGATATTCACCACGTCCTTCTCCTCTTGAGAGGAGCGCGAACTCTTCAGCTTAGCCTCTAATCGCCTGTCCACTGAAGTTTCACTGTGTTAAGAGATATGTTTCGCACTCCTTATCCAGGCGCATGCAGGCACCACCCTGAATGCCAGGACTTGAAATCTGAATAGAAGAATCGACAAGGGGGCTATCTCTTAGCCTCGCCAGTATAGGACTCTCTGCGATGGCTGGCAATGCATTGATTATATTGATTATTCATACGCCTCGCGAATGAGTTTCTCTAATTCATTACACTTTGCAAATAAAGTGATCCACTTTGTTTTTTTATGTAGGTGGCGTATACTACTTGACGTGTTAAGAGATATGTTTCGCACTTCTAAAGGCCTGAACTAACTCGATTCACCATCTTGATATGTTCAAGCCAAACAAAAAAACCACCGCACACCACGGTGGTTTTTTTGTATCTTAAATACATACTTAATACATATTAACTACATTTTTTATATGTCTTCTTTTGTAATCTTGAGTGCCTCTGTCAGCGGCTTGTCTGCCAGCTTAGCTCCAACAGATTCACCTATCTCCATGCGGTAGTTTTCCATTTTATGAGCGTCAGCCTTCGAACAAAGGAATTTAGCCCAGTTGTAAATGTCACTGGGGAACCATGAATTTAAGCTGGAATCTATGTATTCCTCGCCATTAGTAGCAAGCTCATGAGGATGATCGCAAAAACCATATGAACGCGGTGGAACAGTTGGCACCAAATCACCAGTTCGGCGCACCTGAGTAGGAAAATTGTCGAAAGCATTCAGATAAAATCCTGCATCTGCATACCTTGGAGCTCCAAATAAAAACGCTGTTGTTGGCCACTCCTGTATTAGATACTTCGATATAGCTGCCACAGCTCCGCCCAATGAATGGCCAGCAAGAACAACGTGTTTGATGTATGAACGTTCAGCTGCAGGAATAGCGTCCAAAACGCGCTTTGTTATTCGAATGGCTTCTTCAGCAAAACCACTGTGTACTCCACCAGATAAAACCTTCTTATCTTCAATGACGCAATGGTCAAACACATGATGCTCAGATTTACGGTGGGCTGAATCAACTCGAACAAGTTCAGCACGAATATTAACCTTCCAATCAAACAAAAGTGCAGTGCCGCGAAACCCAACAAACATGATCCCATTGATTACAACCCCAACCGCTACAATCCCAGCAGATGAGGTAACGAAAGGTTTCGGTAGATCTGCTTCGCTGAAAGCTTGTAAGACGTTAGCTGCCCCTCGGATACCCTTATCCACCAGCGTCTGATAACCAGAACTGGGGATTCTATAGAGCTTCGCGCGTTTACGCTTATCGACTTCCCAATCAGGTACCAAGTGGTAAGACATCTCGGCAAAAAGAGCGGCAAGATATCTAAGCTCTTTTGCATTAACGTCGAGAGGGTGAGACTGTGTAATACTAAGCGCTCGGATAAGCGAATGAACTTCATTGAATGCGTAGTCTTCCCATTTATCGTTTTTATCATCCGTATTATCTGTCATAGAAGTTTTCTCCTTTTGCTGTGTTTAAGCATTATCGACATAAGTCCCAAGATATTGAATGCGCTAATTAGGCGTAGAGCTCCTCAAGTCATGAGTACGCATCCTAATAAAATATTCAAGAACATTACTCCACATGCATTAAGTAATCATTCCATACATATCATGCATGCATTAAATGAACACTTCAGATAGCGCTTTAAACTGGCACAGATAGAAATGTGGCTGAGTAGATCGCGGGTTACCCGGCGCGGTCAGGTTCTTGCCGTACTCCATCCCCTTGGCAGTCAGGCACCAGTAATACTTCTCGCCCCGCGTGCTGCTCCGCGTCTTCTGCTCGACAATCCCCAGCTCAGCCAGGCGGACGTAGGCCTTCTGTGCTGACATCTTAACCCCGTGCTCCACAAGCAGCTGGCGGAGGCTGGCCGTTGGTTCGCTACTGCCTCCGGTGGCATCGGGCGGCGCATCGATGGCGTAGCCTGGTAGCAGGTCCGGTAGCCCAGCTGCGCTTTGCAGTTTTCGCAAGCCTGCCAGCACGCTGCTATCCGATATGTGGAGTAATTTTCTGCTCACTTCCAGCAGCGCGCCCCCAGCTGCGATCGTGTCGGCCGCGCTGGTGGATAAAGACGGTACCGGCGCTGGCGCGGGTTGCTGCATCGACTCCAGCTTATCCACCAGCGTACGGCGTACGGCTTTAGACTCGCGGGCGGCGACGCGCAGGGCTTGTTTATGCGAAAGAGTAATGACGTCTACAGGTCGCCCTCCATTCTCACCTGAGGGTTTTACACTTTTTGTGTAAAACTCCCCTTCCAGCTCATCTTCAACCTTCTCAAGAAATTTATTATTACGGATGTTGGGCTCCCCGTACTGCTTCCGGGCTTCGTTTACCAGCTTCAGCAGCTCCTGAGTATCGATAAAGCCGTTTGTCATCCTGGTCATCATCATGCAGCCTCCCCATCAAACACTGACATCACGAGCGCGCCACCGGCAATGTCCGACGCGGTACCGAGCAGCTGGCGCACGTCCTCAAGATACGTATTGGTGCCGAGCGGCTCCAACAGCTTTTCAGCGCAGCTGATTAGCGTACGCAGCTGTGAGAATTTCGCATGCAGAACGGGAAGCGCCTCATCTGGTGATAGGTCAAGATCGTCGTCCTGCAGCCAGGCGCGGCGGTAGTCTGTGACAACCGGTGACATATCCCATGCACGCCATATCGCGCGCTTCACGGCATCGAGCTGAAGCTGGCTTTCGCTTAATGTGGAAAGTTTTCCTGATGAATTGACCGCAAGGATTCGCGTCGCCAATGCTTCAGCGCAGGCCGGATCTGACAGGCTAATGTACATCGAGAAGCGCAGCGCATTTAGCGCCAGGGATGATAGCTGGCTATCTGAAGGCAAAGTCTGGGTAGGGATGGTAGCCATGATGGCAGTCCTCGTATACTTGATAGTAAAAAACCATCATCACGAACGCCAATTCATGGTGATGGCCCGAACAGGGTTGGCGTAACCGGCGTATACGAAGACCGGCCCGACCGAAGTCGGCCCTGCCCGAGCCACCATAATTCTATAGGTGTGCACAGGCACAGACACAAAAAAAGACGCTAACGCGTCAGTGTCGTCGTATACATAAAACGGGACGCCAATCCCGGCACCAGATTTTGCTGGTGCCCTATTACGCTACTCGACCGAAACAGGCGTAGCAAGGGCTTTTTTACGTGGCGACACTGCGTCACATATCCTACTAAACATTACATAAAATGCATAGTAAGAGTTCATTATAAATATCTTCAATGCATTCTCCATGCATATCAAATATGCACCGAGCATGCCTAACACATATTTTAGGTTTATGCGCATATCGTGCCTGAAGGTAACAGAACGGGAATTGCTGGTGGTGACTCGAACAGGGTTGGAACTACCGGCGGAGAAACCGGCCCACCTTTCGATGGCCCTGCCCGAGTTACCATATCTGGGATGACAGCGGGAACAAACGAGCCGGTATTCTCCCACCTTCCCCACCAGCCAGCATTGATGCCAGACAAAGGATGCACATTAAACACATACAAGATACATATCTGATATTCACACCATAAATCCATCCAGACACCTCCATGCTGGCCGAGCGTGCCGGATTGAACGATAAAAAAGATATCCCACTAAACATTATCAAATGATGACATCATGCATTTAAAAGTCATCCTTAATGCATTTCATATGCATTCAAAATACATATTAGATAAGCAATTCATGAGCATTATGTAAACCCAACAAATCCAGCCTATACCAGCGCCTTGCCTGCCTACCTGGCGGTGCATAATTAATAGACTTCAGCCAATACCCCGCACCAGGTAATGACAATGGCCGAAGATCAAAACAAGACCGTCGCTGACGATAAGCTCAGCGCTCTCAAAATCATTTCAACGATCGAGAAGACCAGCGCGAAGGAGCTGGACGTATTGCTCTCCATCGATAAGAAGCTGGATGGCAGAGCTCCGGCCGGGAAAGCGGCACCAACAAGCCCAAAGCGCGACGACAGCTCCCAGCGGCCCCCATCACGGGGCGCCCAACCTGAACAGGAAAGTATTCCACGTAAACCGAGAACACGATCACATTCTTCGACCACAGGGTTAGGGGAAGTTCATGACGACGGGCTGCGCATAACCCGCCGAGCGCCGCGTCGTGGGAGGCAAAGTAGAGATCAGGAAATCATTCCACATAAGCGTCAGCAGCCCTCTACCGCCACGATACCAGCGCAGCCTACACCTGAGCCAAAACTAGAAACCTCAAGCGAACCGGAACGAAAGCGCGACAGTAGCGGTCGGTTTACCAGCTCGGCAGATAAAGCCAGGGAGAAGCGCGAAGACGTCCGACACAAAGAGCTTATCGACGAAGAGAAGAAAGGGCAGACGCTTTTCCAGAAGCTCTCTGGCTTCATGGAGCGCCGTAATTCGAAAGAAATGGAGGGAACGGCCATCGATGCAGCTGGCGCAGCTGCTGGTGGCTCTTTCTGGAAAGCAGGGAAGGAAGCCTGGGAGCTCGTCAGCAATACGCGTGAAATGCTCATAAAAGGCAAAGACGATGATGACGACGAGAAGAAAGGCCGGTCTCTGTTTGGTAAGGCGAAAGGGCTCTTTCGTCGGAAGGGGTCCGCACCTCCAGCGCCGGGAACGGCGACGGGTGATATTCCCGCGCCATCGCTTAAGAGGGCCAACAGCGCACCGGCGATACTGAAAGCTGTGCCGCTAACCTCGACAGTGCGCGGATTCGGGATGAAGGGCGCTCTGCAGTCTAGGGCCTCAGCTGGTTCGCTTGATGTAGCCAACCGTAATGTCCAAAAGGCCGTCGTGACAAAGACGGAGGAACAAACGCAGGCAATTCAGGAGGGCGATCGTCAAATCGTTGAACGCCTTGACGAGCTGCTGGAGAAAAATGGCTCCAGTAATAAAGGCGGTGGCCTGCTGGGCAAGCTGCTCGGCGGGAAGATTGGTAAAGCGCTGGCCGGGATCGCAGGCCTGTGGGTAGCAAAATACGGTAAAAAGCTGTTCAGCGCCTTAATAGCTGCCGTCACTGCTGCTGTCGGTCTGGGGCGGGGCAGGGGATTGGGTGGGCGTGATGCTTCCCCGGATATCGACGTTGATCGCAACAAAAAACCAGGCAACAAGAAGAACAAAAAGCCCAGCTCAAAACCAAAAGGGAAGAGCTGGGTTAAGAAGCTACTCACTAACCCCGTAACCAAGACTGCAGCCGCTACAGTAGCGACCGGCGCGGCGGCGGGCGCGGCCGTTAAAGCTATCGATGCCAAACCTGTGTCAGCTGCAGACGCCGCCAAAGAAAGCGCTCAGAAGGCCAAGGCCACCGCACCGAAGACCGGTGATGACGTGAAGGTTGGCCGTCCGGTAGCTGCTGAAGAACGCGCCGCACAGAAGGCTGAGAAGTCCGTCGCTACGAAAGCAACTGCAGAAGCGACTGAGAAGGGCGCTATCAAAGCCGCGGCGAAGGGTACCGCGAAGATGGGGATGCGGGCGGTTCCGTTGCTCGGGTCAGTAATAATGGCCGCTGTCGATGCGTACGACGGCTATTCCGATGAGGAGGCCCAGAGGGAGGCCTTCGGGGTAGAAGAGGGCAAGGAGGTCACCACCGGCGAAAAAGCGGCCTTCTCAGCTGCGAACATCCTTGACATGGGTGGGCTGGTTTCCGGTGCGTCCGGGCTACTTGCGAGTGGCGCCCGGGCGATCGGTATGGATGGTGTGGCGGACTCACTCACCTTCGATACCGGCGATATCGCCAAAGGGATCCACAGCGCGGCAAGCGGGGCTAAAAATGCCGTCACCTCGTTATTCAGCGGGCCAAAAGAGGCTGATTCCAAAACTGAAGCACAAACGAAGCATATAACCGACACGCTCAAAGAGGGCACGAAGGACACAATCAAAACGCTGGAAGATACCTCTAAGCGGCTGATCGACACCATCACCGAAACGAACCCACTCGGCGATGCTGAGGTTATACCCTTAAAGGGTGTTGGTGTTGGTACTAATGGCCCGGCAGTTTCGACAATGCAGGGACCAAGCGAAACGACAATGACACCGGATCTTAATGTCGGTGGCAGCAAGGCTAAAGTCCGTTCATTCCGTAACAACAACTTCGGGAATATTACATTCGCTGGCCAAGCTGGCGCCGTGCTGGAGAAGAAAAACTCGCTCGGTGAGCAAAGATTTGCGCGCTGGAACACCCCTGAAGAAGGGCTGCGCGGGACGGCTAACCAGATCATGTTGTATCAGACGGGTAAATCCCGATGGGGCAAGCTTGAAACGCTTGACGAGATGTTCGATAGATTTGCCCCACCGAGAGAAAATGATACCGAAAATTATAAGCAAAGCCTGGAGAAGCAATTGGGCATCAGTCGACACGACAAAATTGACTGGTCCAACCCTGACAAAATACGTCCCTTAGTCCGTGCCATCGGTACAGTTGAGGGTGGCGGCGCTATCCAGATGTCAGACGCTGATATGGCGAAGGCGATCGGTCACTATAATTACGAGACCAATCGCTGGGAGGGAGAATTTACCGATCAGTCCCTGGAAAAAATAAACGCTCAACGTGCTAAAACCGGCGAGGCACCACTCAAGGCTACTGACCTTTTCAGTATTGGCAACCCACTTACCGGGCGAGGGGATATCCCCAAAGCGAATGGTGTAAATCAGTCGTCTCCTGCTGAAGTTTCTCCCATTACGCCAGCCCCCGAGCCTGAGCAGCACGCCCAGGCGGCAAAAAATAAACAGGAAATTACTCCACCTAAAACTGCAGCGACGGCAGGAGCCAGCTCCCCCGAGGGTATCACTGCAGGTTCAGTAGCTGGCGCTGTAGGCGCTGGTGCAAAGGAGATCGGTGGCTATGCGCTGGCTAATGTGGAGGGACTTCGTCAGAAGGACGCCCCTCAAGAGGTTACGCACCAGTCAGCTGAGATAAGCAAAGAGAAGCGCGAAGAAGACGCTCAGCGACGTATTAACGCCAGCATACAGAACGGCGAGCAGTACACAGCGGCCAAAATACCACTTACAGATACCCCGATAATTGGTGAAATAATTAAAAAATTTGGCGGTGATCACGTCGCCAATGCTGAAGGTCTGCGCCATCAAGCCGCACCAGGCTCCAACGCCATGGACCGCGCTATCGCGTCTCAAGCCGGTAAAGGCCAGCCAACCCCCGTAATCCCAGCCAGAACGAGCGCGGCCCCGCAAACAGTCACCGGCGTTGCCAGCTATTCGCATCCGAAAGAGCTGTATTCAGTGACCGATCTTCAAAGTGCTACGCCAGCCATGCCAACAGCTGTCGATAAGCCAGCAGATCGCAAAGCGGGCAGCAGCACTGTCGACGTCGAAATGAAGATGTTAGCGGCACTCAACAAGATTGCCGGCCTGCTGGAAGACATCAAAAAAGACGGTAGTAGCAAAGACACTCCGCGCTTCACTTCTGTTAAAAATTCGCCGCAACCGGCCCCGCGCGCAACGATACCGCTCTCGGTTGCCGATCCAACTATGTCCAGTCTTGCGAGCAGATGAGGCCAGTTTGAATGATGAATGAAATTGACGCCCTGCTCGAAATTGGTCCGAACGGGGTAATAGTGCATGACGGTGACGAAGCCGCCTTGGTTGAACGCCTGGATGAGTGGTTATGTACGCCCCGCGGGACGATCTACGGATACCCCGACTGGGGCAACAGGCTGTCACGATTCAAACACGAACCGCCCGACACACCGACAGCAGTGCAGATCGAGAACGATATTATCAACAGCCTGCGCGTTGATATCCCGGCCCTGACAATCAACAAAATCGTCTGTTCACCAGTCGCATCAGCTTCCGACCGCTATGACATTGCGGTCGTGCTGGGAAGCGGTGCCGTGATCACGCGAGAGATCACTTTATGAACCAGAAAGACATTAACGATCAGTTTAACGCTCTGCTGAAAAAAGACAGCTGGTGGTCAAAGTATGCGGATTCGCAGTTTGTCGCCATGATTGCGCTTTTTGTGGGCCAGATGGTTTATCGCTGCTGGCAGTACGCTACGCGCGCCCTCCAGGAGGGCTTTATCAGTACGGCCCTGAAGCGTTCCTCCATTTTGGCTGCAGCTGAGGACAGGGGATATGTCGGGCGCCGTATCGCGCCGTCTACCGGCATGGTATCGATAACGAACCTGACGGCGGAGCGCCTGCAGTTACCGATTTACTCTACATTCGAGAGCGAGGACCTGGTTCCCGTCCTGCTGACCGACGCGGTTGACCTGGCGGCAGGGGAAACTAAGAGCGTTTCAGCGAGCCAGTTGGAGGTGTACTCCGTTGAAAAAACAGTAGACGCAGCTGAACCGTTCTTCACCGTTATGCTGTCAAAAGAGATGACGGCCATGTGCCATAGCATTGACGTTTACGTCACCGAGCCGGACGGAACGAGCGTTCAATGGGCAAAATCATTCATGTTCCGCAACGCGAACAACACCAGCAACGTCTACACAGAATTTTATAAGCCCACTGAGCAGATCGGGATTCGCTTCGGTGACGGTTCAACGGGACGCATTCCGCCAACCAGCAGCGTCATCAGTCTCGATGTCTGGTGTACCCAAGGCCAGATAACGGTTGTGGAAGGGCAGAAGCTTATTCCGGTGGATGAACTGGCGGACTACGAGCAGTCAATAAGCGTTGTGACGGCATCCCGTATATCCGGCGGCACCCCAGCTGAAAGCACCGAAGAAACCCGTGCCCGGGCGCAATACTTCGTTTCATACGATGAGCAAATCGTCTGGGGCGACGATTACGTGTTCTACCTGAAAAATACGATCGGGGGGATGTCCTGGCTACGCTGCTGGGGTGAAGAGGAGCAAGAGTCTTACACCGGGTACGACATACGAAACATTAACCGGATTTTCCTCTGTGGCCATAAACCCGGGATCGGGCAGGAGCAGCTTCACCTGCTGTTCATTGAGCGCCTGGCAGCCATCCCGGACAAGATGAATAAGCGATTCTCGCTGGTGCCAGTGAAATATTCACCTATCTCGATTCGTTTCATCGGCAAAGTGCCATCTACATCCGTGCCTAACGAGGTTGAGCTGACGCTGAAGAATGATCTCGATGTTCAGTTCGGTCGAGACTCATTCAAATTTGACACCGGCAGCGGCTATGAACCAATTACGAAAGACAAGCTTTGGGCCTTCATTGAATCGCTCGGGATCTTTACCGAATATGAGCTTGAGGTAGAAGGTTCGCTCGTGGCCGCGAATCTTGAAGATTTTATCTATCTGGACACTTCTACCTCGACGTTCGACATCGCTTTCAAGAAGAACGGGAGCCAGTGATATGGAGCAAGGATGGTTCCGCCGTAGATTGACGCCAGAAAAGCAAAAATCGCCGATGTGGGTAGGGCTTGCAGATGCGATCGAAACGTTGGTTGTGAACGTCGTTGAAACGCTCCTGCAGCGCAACGATAACCGTAAATCGTTCTATACGATGGCAGATGAAGATCTTGACCTTCGCATTAGCGAGCTGGGGCAGTTTTTCAATATTCGAACGAGCACGCAATCGAGTAAGCCGCTGCTGCTGGCGCAGCGCCTGGACGAGATCCACCTTAAGAATACCGACCAGCCTATTATCAACACGTTCTGGCGTGAATTTGAGAATATGACTGTCCAATGGATGGCTATCTGGGCGCCCGTTGACCAAGAGATATACCCCTACGGCTCGCTTTTTCTCACGCAAGACTCTGTAGATCTCAGCTGCGACCCACCAGTTGATCCGATATATGGAGAATTGTTCCTGACATCACGCGGCACGATATCGGTGCCGCTGGATGAGATATATCGGGCATATTGCGACGAGGATGGCGTCGACCTTTCGATGGCGGTTGCCGAATTACTCAAAGATTTTGAGCTCTACATACATCCCTTGATACCTCAGCACATCGTATTTGACGGTGTGGCGATAACGCTCAACATTACGCTGGTGGAAGACGCGGAAGCTATCTGGCTGAATTACATTGAAAGCGACCTGTGCGACCCAGTCACCCTTCGCGAGAGGGAAGAATACCTCTCGCTCAGTACCACGACCGAAATTGGCGATATTCCTGTTTCACCCTGTGATCGTACTCATGTAGACACAGCTATACGATTCGACGATATACCAGCCGACGACTGGATTACAGATATCTGGCGTGCGCCCGACTTCTTTGCTGGTGGCGTTTACTTCATGGCTGAACCAGGTGCGGTGCACTTTGAATACACTCCCGAGAATAATGGTCAGGAACATCAATACGCGGTAGCGGAAACTCTTGAGGAATCACTTAAGGCCGAAAGTCACATTGAGCATTACTTCGATGTGAACGGCACGAGTGACATCGATTCTAGCGACTTTTCCCCTCGCCTTGATACGTTCCCGGCTGATGAAATCCTTACAGATATCGGGAGTGAATAATGCCTCAATTAAACGTTGCTGTAGGGGCTGGTAGTGGCGATGTCAGTGATGACGGCGTGCTGTATAAAGCCAGCTTACTCGACTATTACTATGAACGGCGGGCAACAAGCTCTATTGGTATCGGCGAGCGGTTTGTCATGACAAAAGCCTGGTTTGGCACGAGCGATCTCGTCTCTGCAAATCCTGATGGCGCAGGCTGGCTTATCGGCGACATTCCAGCCGACTTCTCCAATGCAGAGTTTAAAAATAAGTTTGCCGAGAGCGATCTTATCTGCAACTACGCTGATGGCCGCATCACGTTGCGCGCAGAGCTGCAGGATAAGAACCTGCCAGAAAACACACCATATGACTTCAATACGCTTGTCATCGTGGATGCCGAAGACAACGTCTGTATAACGCTATGTATTCAACAAGACACGCTCTATCGTGGTAAGAAATTCATCGCGGTCCTGACCATTGAAACAAGGATTGCGTGATGCCAGACGTTCAACCCATCCATGCTAACAGCCTGGCGACAGTCCCTGATATATCGGGGTTTCCGCTCGTTGCGGACGTTCAGTACCGTGAACCCTATGTTTCCAGTTCATTGAACCGTAAGTTTCGTGGGATCGTCTCTCCAGGATTTTATAACGGCTTCCTGCCCGTTCCCGGGACGGGCCTTAGCATTGACATTAAACCGGCAGAAGATGGTTACGGTACGGCTTCAAACACGTTCGGTGAGTATCAAATCACAGTTCAGCAGCGAAGCACAGTTAATGTCCCGCTCGTGGCAGGCACAACGCATATTATTGTTCTTCAGACCTCATATGCGCTGGGACAAGAAACTAACCAGGTTAATACGAAGTCAGCAGTGAAAGCGGCTGAAATTAAAGCTGTCAGCGCGCTGGGTATTAACCAGCTTGAAATTTGTCGCGTCACTATCCCCGCGGGTGCCGCAGCGATAACTACAAGCATGATAGATACGTCGTATCGACTCAATGTTGTGTTGGGTGTAACGCTAAGCTCAGCTATCGATAGTCCGCGAGAGGATATTGCTGCCAATAGTCACGCAGTGAAAATAGTTGCAGACCATCTGAATGATCTTCAAATAAAAGTCACAGAAGTTGAGAGTGGTAGTTATCTCGTAGGCTCTCCAATTCCCTGGCCCAGCGACATTATTCCGGCCGGACACGCTGCAATGGTCGGTCAATCCTTTAATAAAACGGCTTATCCGAAGCTGGCTATTGCGTATCCCAGTGGGATTATTCCAGATATGCGTGCATTTACTGTTAAAGGAAAACCAAACAGCGGTCGCGCAGTGCTTTCAACTGAGATGGATGGGAACAAGTCACATAACCACAGCACTTCAGTTAGCAGCACAAATTTAGGAACCATAGTTTCTACAGGCACCGATCTGGGAACAAAAACCATATCAACATTCAACTATGGAACAAAAACAACAACCGGTGGAGGCGCTCATAGTCATACAGTCCCGATCTCCCGCGGTGGCGACGGCGGAAATGGCAAGGATAGCGGCGCGTTATACGCCTCTATGATGGGTAGTACAGCAACAACCCAAAGCGGCGCTCATTCTCACTCAGTCGCTATTGGCTCACACAATCACACAGTCGTAATGGGGTCACATAGCCATTCCGTCTCGATTGGTTCCCATAGCCATTCCGTAACTGTAAACGCAGCAGGGAACACGGAAACCACGGTAAAAAACCGTGCCTTTAATTACATTGTGAGACTCGCATGAACACCTTTGAATACTCTGACGAACCACGCCATTTTCGTATTTTCAATTTCACAGCAGATACACAAGAATATTTAGGAGAAAGCGATGCCCTGGTCGAACCTCACACAGGCTTACCATCCTATTGCACCCTTATTCAGCCCCCAGATTGTCCTGAGGGATACGCACTGGTCTTCAGAGATGATAGCTGGCATACGATTGAAGACCACAGGGGAAAAATTGTAGCTGATACGACCACCGGTTTAGAGATTGCCATCACCGATCTCGGTCCTCTTCCCGAAAACATCACAACCGTTCTTCGTGACAATATTTTCTCAAGTTGGGATGGTAAGAAGTGGATACCAGATATAGAAGTGCTAAACAATATCAAATCGCCAATATTAAAGCTCGTCGCGACAGTCTTAGCTCTGAATATATCAACATTGACGGTTACCATTTTCATAGCGATACCAACAGCCGTATCCAGCAAATTACCCTTACAAAAATGGGTAAAGCTGGCCTTATCCCTCCAGGGCTAATGTGGCAAACCAAAAATTCCGGTTTGATTGAGCTGACAAATGAAATCGCTGCACAATTTGAAGACGTAACAATTGCTCATGATATGCGCCTGTTCGCAAATGCGCTTCAGCATATCGCTTCGGTCAATAGCCTGGAAAACATTAATGATATTCTGGCTTATGATTACTCTGAAGGCTGGCAACCATGATGGTATACCTAGCATTTTATAAAGGAACGACAGAGCATAAAGGCATTGCACGCCTGAGTGACTGGCTAACACGTCTTATCACCCGGGGGCCATATTCACATTGTGAGCTCGCCGTAACTTTGCCTTCTGGGGAATATACCTGCTATTCATCCTCGGTCCGTGATGACGGCGTCCGCTGCAAGGTCATGCCACTACCTAGAGATACATGGGATCTGGTGCCGCTATCGATTGAGCCTGCATTAATCGAAGAGTACTTTCAGCAACGCAAGGGGACACCTTATGACTGGTTCGGCGCGATTGGTTTTGTGACGCTTAGCCACGGTCGGGAAGGAAAATATTTCTGCAGTGAGTTCTGTGCTGAATGTCTTGGCCTGCTGGATGCTTGGCGCTACTCCCCCAACATGCTATATGCGATCGCCACCAGCTCCAACACTCATAATGCTGTCTCAGCATAAGACGAAGCCCTCAATCGAGGGCTTTATTTTTAATGCATACGAGATACATCATCAATGAACATCAAATGCATATGACGCATGCTTCTGGTATGTATCTATAGGTGTTTAGCTTTTTCCGCTATAAAATCCTGCCACTCCGAAAGCGTGATAGCGCGAACCTTATCGACAATCCGGCCGTCTTGCATCTCTCTCAGCCAGATATCGTCGCCGATTTGCTCACCGTTAGCATCGACTTTAAAAAGGGTAAAGAGCCCCTTATAAGCCCCAGAATAACGAATGCCGCACCCATACTGTGCGGCAATTTCCTGTAGATGGCGCATCGTCGCGAAACGAGCTCGCGGGTCTACATTAAGCATTGGTCGCCCTTAATTCGATCTCCATATCGTCACTGTAATAGGGATAGACCTCTTCATCAACTTCAGGCTTGGTTGGCAGCAAATGCTCGGCGTTGTAGTAGTTACCGGATTCAAGACGCTCGTTGGAGTAGAGCGTCGCGGCAATGAGTGTTAGCGCTTCTTCCTCGTAGCAGTAGAGAGATGCAACCGGACCATCATTCTCGCGACCAGCAACCGTGTAACCACGCGCCAGCATCATTGACTTGATAGCGGGCCAGAATGGCCCGTATGAGCGGTAACAGCGCAAATCCTTGCCGAGCCGGGTGTTGAGCACGGCCATATACTCATCTACGTACTGTTCCTCACTACGTCCTTCCAGTGCTTCATCCATGAAGCCGGAGAGGTACTCCTCTTCCGGCATGATCGTGTCGCGTAATGTTGTCATTTCAAATCCTTAAGCTCTGTGAATCACTGAGAGAACATTGTTGAGATCGTGCTTGGTAGAGATAAGCCACCATGAGCCTTCGAACTCTTCGCCCGCATTTTCGCCATTATAGTATTTCGCGTCGAAACGCTGCTTTAAATCATTTTTAGCTTTGAAGAGGGCGCCTTTTTTACCAAATGGATCATGCAGACCATAGCACTCACCAGCCTCGAATTTATACATTACGCGGCCACGCCAGCGGCTCAGCACGGCAGTGGAGTTCGTTTTGATCTGAATACCAGATTCGTCAATCGCTGACTCTTTCGTAATGGCCTCAGTTTCCAGCTCAACCTTTTTGGCACTTACCTCAGCCATGTCTTCGGCCGTTGTTTTGCCCGCTCTTTCCCGCGCATGCTGAATAAGCTCCGGCGACTTCTCTTGCGTGACCTGATCCTTAATGTGATCGTAGGTAGCATAGGCAAAGTCGCGCTGAGCGATATAGTCAGCAAGGAGATCGACGGTAACTTCACGTTCTTCAATGACGCCCATGTTTACCGCATCGGCCAGGAACACGTAATACGAAATGCCCGAGCCAGCGTATGTACTATAGAGTGAATGAAGTGGGGGAGTGGTCGTTACCAGCTTTTGAATGCGGCCCAGGACATAGTCACCGATGCCTTTCACTTCCGCTTCAAAGAGACCGTGCCGGGTCATTGCCATATCGCGAGCTGCGATCTTGCAGTTCTCCGTCGCCGTCATCTGCAGCTTATCCGCTGCGCGAGTAATAACCGCTACAAAGTCATCCCTGTTTGTGTATTCCCCAGGGATAGATTCACGCGCCAGGCGCTTGAAACCATCAGTATTTACGGTCGGCAGTTCGCCGGTATCGAGGAAAGTTTGTACCTGCGAGCGGCGATCCCCAGACATATATTTATCGCTGCTGGTATCGTACGCGGAGATAAAGTCAGCCATCCAGGTTTCGATCACTGTCGTATCGGCAGTTTCGCCGTAGTCATTGATGCGGGATTTGTAATCCTCCCCAAACAAGGCCTTAGCAAACGCAGGCAGATCCTGTAGCGCGCCAGACTCACTACGGAACCACGCAGCAACACGTGTCTTCAATACATTGTCCGAGCCATCTGGATAGATAACATCGTTTGCCAGACGCTTAAGTGCGGTACCTTCAAGCACTGGAGAGCGACCGTAAATCGAATGGCTTTTCCCTAAAATTTTGAAGCCCTCAGCAGCAAAATAGGGTACACCGCCATCGCTGAATGTCAGTAAACCGTCCTGAATGTACTTGTGGAATTCCTGCTTTGTGATGCGGTCAGCAACGTCCGCCATCGACACGCCCCCGATCAACCATTGGCGGAGGGACACCTCGTCTTCCGTTACTGAAACTGGGTCGGGAAGCTTATCTACCTCGATAACGCGTGTTGCACCGATAACAGATCGGTTAGTCGTTTTGGCATAAATCATCTCCATTTTTGCCGTACGCGCATCGAAATCGAAGCTTTGGATGCGTGACAGGCAATTTGGATCTTCAGTTGCAGAGCTGTAACCAATATGGAAGGTTTGGCCAACACGGAAAGTCTTGCCTGTAATAGACGAGACCATATATTTGTCGCCGCGGTCGAGCATGTCACGATCCACATCAATCAATCCCTTCGCGATAGCGGTCTCAATGGCGGGGCGGAGACGTTTCGCTTCACCCTCAGCATTCTTCAGGCGCTTAACCTTACGCTCCTGCTTATTGAAGCTGCTTTTAGCTTTAGTGAAACCGGCTTTAGCATCTTCAAGATAGTCGCGGGCATTCCTGAGATCTCGTTCGGCCCCCATCACAACCCACCGTTCCTCACTATTCTCACTCACCTGCTTCAGTTTCGTCTGAGCATTAACAAATCGCTCCTGGCAGCTCTGAAGCCGATCATTGGCATCCGACATCGCGCGTTGAAGCTGCTGAAGCAGTTCATTCTCTTTCGTCACATCACAATTAATCGCGTGCTGGGCCTTCAGGAAGTTGCTCAGGTCGATATCCGCACGCTTTTTCGCGGCAGCGCGAGCTTTCTCCTGGGCCATTTCCACCAGCTGAGCATTGCGTCGGGCGCGCTCTTCAGGGTCACGAGCCAGCATCAGCTTCATTTCAACGGCATCATTGGCATCGGCGTTAGCCATGCGTGATTCGCTGCTGGACATCAGATTGCCGATCCAGTCTTTTTTGCTCTGAAGCGCGGACAGGCGGAAGTCATCGAATGAATCTTTGCCGCAGTAATAGTGCGCACGCACGCGATCGTTGGTCGACCCTACGCGCGCGCCACGCCCGTTTCGCTGTTTGATACTGCCTGGCGTCCACGGCAGAGTGAGGTGGTGAATATCGGCCGTTCCGAGGTGCAGGTTAATCCCGACTTCGGCCTTTTTGTTGCATATGACAATACGCGTGCGGCCTTCATTATAGTCAGCCGCGATGGACTCGAGGCCGCTAAGGCTTACCTCATTCTGCGCGGCGATATAGGCATCATAGAGCGCCTTCTGCTGATAGTACTTATCCAGCTGTTCTGGTGAAGCATCTTCTTTCGGCTCAGGCGGCGATTTGACGCGCTTCGGCTTACGCCCTTTCTTGCCAGCATCGGCGACCGTCGTGGCGTTAAGAATGCCAATTTCGGACTCGTCGATACCCAGGCCCGTAGCAATAATCCGGCGTAACTTACCGTGCTGGCTTTTCTCATCAGAGAAGATGATTTGCTTCCCATCGTTAAGGCCTGCTTTGAGGTTCTCAATGAGGGCTGAGTATTTTGGCGGTACCGGGTGTGACAGGTCAGAACGGGATATGCCGAACTTCTCAAGCCGTGAAAGCACCTCGTTTTCGTACGACTCGGGTACAACCAGCTGCGCGACCTTGCCTTTTACCGTTACGGTTGCATCGACCGGCACCGCCATTTCATCCTCTTCGCCGTCCTCATCCTCTACAACCTGAAGGCAGGCCGGCAAATCGTTAACCAGAGCATCCAGGCCCTCTTTGTAAATGGCCGGGAAGTTGAAGGTCATCTGACGGCGATACAGGTCCATATCAGTGGTAACGCGGTCCATGTCACGAATGATGGAGAAGGTGGAGTCATCTTCCGGGTTAATTTCATTGCCATTGGCATCAAGGAGAGGAGCATCGTCTGTATTCCCTCCAAGCACCTGCGAGAGCGGGTTATTGACGTTAGAGAGCGCATCGGCGCGGGCACGCAGCGTTTCATAAACCTCCATCTGCTCACGCGATAGCGGCACTTCAACGCTTTTCTCATCCAGTTCAGGGATCTTAACGTCACTAGAAACGTCTTGCGATGTCTTCATCACGGTCCAGCGATGGAATATACCGCGTAAACCATCAAGGTTTTTGAAGCCCACCAGCCCATCTTTGACTTCGACCTTGCCCGACAGCTTCTGAACCGTGACCGGTGCGATCTGGCCGAACACCCGCACGAAGTCATCGGGGGTGAAGATCCCCATGCGATTCCACTCCCTGGTCTCAACCACGTGGCTGAGCATGTTGAATGCATCGATTGGGGAGTTAACGAGCGGGGTAGCCGTCAGCATCACACAGCCGCGACCGTTGTTTTTAGCCATGAGATAAGCGTTTTTCACCGCCATATCACGTGCTGACTGAGCTACCGGCGCGGTTGGTAAATACGCCAGACGAGAAGACTCCAGACCAGCGGAGTAGCTGTTACGGTAGTTATGGCCCTCATCGACGATCACGTTGTCGAAGTTCATGTCTTCGAAGTAGGGGTACTCATGCTCTTTCTTTGAACCAGTGTCGGAAGCGTCATCCAGAATGCGGGATTTCTTGTTGGCATCGCGATGCTTTGTGCCGTCGAGATTCACGCGACCAGCTTCAGCATTGGCATAGAGGACGTCGTAAGCATGATCCCTTATCGACTCTTCGCGCATCGGGATGCGTGCATACTGCTCTTTCGTCATGAATACGTGGCGCCAGTTGCTCTGTGGAATAGCATTCATGCGCTCTTTGATCGTGTCTGCACTCGCTTCGGTTACAGCGTCACGATAGAGAACCTGGCCCGTATGTGGATTGATTTTCTGTTGCCCGTTTTCATCCAGCACGGGTACCTGGCGGATTGAGCCATCATCATTACAGACAATGTCGAGCCCAACGAACAGCATGTTCTTGAATGAGGCTTCGTCATAAAAATCTTTCGCCTCGTGATACAGCTTTTGGTAGACCGATTTAGGCACAACCGTTGCGGTTCTTTTTGAACGGCCGTTCTCAAAGTTATACGCTTCCAGGCCGAGCCCTACCGTGGTTTTCCCAAGGCCGGTACCGAATCCGCAAATGCCTTTGCCATCCTCTGATAGGCGGCGGATTTCGCTATTCTGATAGCCAAACGGCACTGTTTTCCCCGAGATCCCCTTCAGTTCAAGGGGTGCGTCCGACTGTTCGTAAGGGATGTAGGCGTTAAATGCGTCGTTATATTCTTGAACGAGATCCCCAATCTCATCGTGCTGACGGATCCAGTCATTAAAGCCGCTCTCAAGCAGGCGGATTCGCTCCATATACTGGTTGGCAAAGACGCCGCGGGGTTTATTGCCGTTGAGATAGCCTTCCAGCTGAGCGAGGAAGGGATCCTTTTTCGAGACGCGCTTATAGACGGACTCCATTTGCCCGGTCTCTTTGTTTTTGCTGACGACGGTGCCGTATCGGTAGCCAGCAAACACCCCTTCAGCGCCTTTGTACGACTGGTCTGAAACCAGGGTGCCGTTTTCGACCTGAATCTCTTTCACGTACTGCAGATCGGTGTACCCCTGCTCGCGCAGGTATTCAAGAATGAGCGAGCGGTCGAACCATCGTGCGTTCATGTTGAAGTCGATAGAATCAACATCCGTCCATTTCCGCTTACGCTTAATCTCCTCCAGTTGGCGTATGTAGTTTTGCTTGATAGCCTCGTTGTTCTCAACGCCGATAGCAGCCATCAGGCTTTTCGTCATCGCACTGATATCGCCGCTGGTGGCGCGGTCCATAGGAACCAGGTGCCCATCACCGGTGATAGCGATCGTCTCATTGCTCGCCAGCATTGCCAGCAGCTCGTTGTCATCGTCAGGAGCATCACCGGTAAAGACTTCCCGAAACTCCTGGAGGTCAATGGGTACCAGGTCAATCTGGCTGAAGAGGTGGTTTACAACCTGAGACGCGTCTGACGAGTTGAACGCGAGAACGGGGCGGGTATCGAGCGTACCGGCAATGAGCGGCGCCAGCTCGCCATCTTCGGTGATAGCTGTTTTAAACTTCAGCCAGTCAGCAGCATTCTTGCCCCGCACGCGTCCGGCTTTCCCTTTGCCCGGGTGCCCGTGCTTTTGGTACTCGGCTGAGACCATGCGGGCAATATCCTGCCGGACATCGTTAATATCGTTCTCAGGGTACCCTTGGGCCATCCAGTCCTGCATCACGGCGATACGGGAACCTATAAGCGCACCGCGGAAAACGCGCTCGCGAAGCTCTGCGGGCTGGCTGGCAGCAAACTGAATAGCATTTTTATGTGGGGCCGGTACGATTTCAGGAAAGCGGGAGTAAACGGCCTGCAACTGGGACCAGGAGAGCCCCATGACAGCTGCGGAATTTGTATCGGAGAACAGGGCCTGTAACTCTGTGTAGCTTCCGGCGCCGTACTGGGCAACATTGAGATCCTGCTTAGGGATAGAGTTATCCAGGACCCAACGCTCCCCGTCATAAATATGCCAACGATCGTTAATCAAGCGGCGATCACCTTCAACGGCCAGAATCACTGTTGGCTCGGTCACGCTGAGAAGGTCCCAGTTAATGCGGCTATGGAACTTGTTGAGAAGCTTCGTCTTGATCTCGCTGCTGGTGATAGTTTCGTTCTTAACGGTCATGCGATAGCCTTCCAGCACCTCGCCGTGCACGAAACGTTTACCGTCTTGCTCAAACCATTTCCCGTTGATGTACGTGTCCCAGAGCACCATAGCTTTTTTGAGAAGCGTGTCCTTTTCTCCAACCATGCGCTGCGCGAGATCTTCTGGATGTTTACGCAAAACCCAGACATCTACAGCTGTGGCCGTGCCGTTCTCTTCAAACGTGCCGGAGGGGAGGCGATGAGCGCCAAGAAACTCCGCTTTGCGGGAGACCTGCAGGCGCAGCCGTTTATGAGAGCTACCGCTGGTCATGCCGTACGGAACGATGATGCAGACGTACCCGCCAGGCTTGACCTTATCGAGCAGGCGCAGGATGAAGTAACGCCCGATATTGCGCTCACCAGCATAAGCCGGATCCATGTTCGCGAACTCGCCCCGGTTATCGCCAAACGGGACGTTACCCACTACCCCGTCAAAGATGTCATCCGGCGACGATGCAGCCAGCCTTTCGAACGCGCTGGTGGACACTTTGTCTTCAGGGTGGAGGAGGCGGTTAATACGACTGGAGATCGGACTGATTTCAGTCGCCGTCATGATAGCCCCAGCCGGTTTCGTTTCGTGGAATACGCCGGTGCCGGAGGATGGCTCAAGCCAGTTACCGGTTGGAGAGCCGTATAACTGCATCAGATCCCACATACCTTCCGCAACATATTGCGGTGTGTAATATTCGTGTTCATTTGCCCCAATACCGCCTTCCCCCGTATAGCGCGCCAGGATCTGACGCTGTTCGTCAGTAAGCAGCGTGCCATCCGGCAACTGGTTCAGCAGCTCGATAGCGGCGGCATTTGCCGTTTTACGCTCACGCTCAATCGACACACCGGCGCGCTTTGTGACGCCAAACGTGGCTGGTGCTCGTTTGATTGCTTGCATTAGCGCACGGCAGACTTCGTCAACCGTTGTCGCTGATTCGATCATGTTTGTGGCGTTGTTAAGCGCCTTTGTCGTTCTCATAGGCTCACTCGTAGCGGTGCACAATTGCTAGATTTCTGCGCATGCTGTCAAAAAGGAACCGGTATGAGTGAGCAAATTGGCGATGAAAAAAAGGGCGTGTTTAAAGCCCTGCGGCAGCTATTTGGCGGCAGCAAATCATCCGATCAGAGCGATTACGGTGCAGGCTATATCACCGGTGGCGCGGGCACGCTTGTTTCTATAAATGCGAGTAACTTCAAATTTGCTCAGAAAGATAACGATGGGACGAGTGCTGGTGGGTTTACCACGTGCGGCGCTGATATGTCCGATGACCTCAAACTGCCTGAAGATCGCTTCGCTAAATACCCGTTCCTTGAAGAAATGGCGAAGTTCCCAACGCTCTCTGACGCTATCGATATCCACCTTACGCACGCTTTGTCGACCGACAAAAAGACAAACCGCTCCTTCGCGATTACCGCCAAGCAGGGGAAGAACGAAAAGGAAACAAAGACGAACCAGGCGGTAGCAGAGGCCCTGGAAAACGAGCTGGGGCAAACCCTAAACGAACAGATGCCCGGTTGGGCAAAGGTGATGTGCATATACGGCGTGAACTATATCCGCCCGTATGGGGAACAGGGCGCCGGGATTAACTCCTTCGAGGGCAGCTATTACACCCTCCCATGTTGGGTGCGAGAGTATGTACGCGGATCTGACCTCGCCGGTTTCACCAACGAGTGGTTCTGGCGCGGTGCTGAAAAAAACAAAATACTCGCCGAGCCTTGGGCGCTGATTCCGCTGAAAATCCCGTATTGGGTTCCCAGCCGCACGATGATCCCGGTAACGACCGGCACCCAGGGTTATGCGTTAATGGATGATCCCCTTGAGCGCGTGCCGATGGAGACTCAAAACTACGGCACCAGTCTGCTTGAAAACAGCTTCGGCCCGTACCAGAACCTTGTCAACGCCCTGAAGTCACTAAAGGCCAGCCGCAATAATGCCAGCAAAATAGACCGCCTGATCGGGGTAAACACAAGCAACCTCGATCCCGTTAACGCTGCGGCCTACATCAACAGCATTACGACGGCGTTTAAACGAAACGCAGACATGATGAAAAAACGCGCTATCAGGGGTGGCTACACTCCTACCGTCGTTAACAACGTCATTCCGTTGATGGGCGACGGTGGGAAGGGGACGATGACCATCGATACACAGTCCACAACGGCGGATATTGGGCAGATCGAGGACATCATGTTTTATCTCCGCCAGCTGGCCGCCAGCGTCGGTCTCGATGTCACGCTTTTGGGCTGGGCGGATATGATGAGCGGCGGGTTGGGTGACGGCGGATTTTTCCGTACCTCGGTTCAAGCTGCGATGCGCGCGCAGTGGATTCGAAACGCCGTCAGCACATTCGTATACCGGGCAATAGACATCCATCTCGCGTGGAAAACCGGCAAAGTCTACCTGCCCGAAGATCGGCCCTACATCGTCCAATTCAACTCGCTTAATACTGCGATTCAGGAAGAAGAGCAGGCGGAGCAGGAAAGCCGCGCCAATTACGCCTCGATCATAACGTCCATTCTCGACGCAGTACAAAACAGTCCCGCGTTGGCTGGCTCACAAACGTTTATGCGCCTGCTGTGCACTGACGTCCTCCATTTCAGCGAAACCGTGTCAGACGCGCTTATCAAGGAGCTGAAGGGGAAAGACGGCAGCGGCATGCCAAACGAGATAGACGACGAGCAACTACTGGAATCTTTACGTCGGCTTCCCCCAGAAGAACGGCAGCAACTCATATTTGAATGCGTGAGAAGCGCAGAGGAAGACTATGTCGCATAAAGCATTACGTACGGTCACTGACCGATTCAATATCTTCAAAAATTCCCGCAAGCTGGGCGGGAACAAGCGTAATTACGTTCTGGCTGCAGTAAAGCAGCTCTTCGAAAGCGCTGAAACCCGCGAGTCAATGCAACTGGGCGAACTGTATGGCTACTACGGCCATGGTCGCCGCCAGATGAACGGCCGTCTCGACATACCCGAAGTATCGGTGATGATGCTGGAAGGAAAGCCCGTGGTTATCGAGAACGTTCCGTCTAACAGGACTGTGGACGTTAGCATCGATGATGAGGGGACTGTAACGCATACGCAGGAAATTTTTGTCACTGACCCGGGCAAAATAGTATCAGGGCTGATTGATTCAAAGGCGGGCGGTTGGAGCTGGGCGATGGGTGGCGCGGAAGGGCGCCGGGTTATACCCCGCGAGTTTAGCGGCTTCGACTATGTAGGTGCCCCGAACTACATTAGCCTCGATCACCCCTCGTATTTGCTTGAATCGGGCTCCTCGCGTGCACAGCAGCGCGAAATGCTGCTGGAGTCACTGCAACGCCAAGGCTACACGCCGAACGCCGCCAAAATGATTTCAGAGCACTTTGACGCAATGCTGGATATGAATGTCGATATCTCATCCATGGAAGAGGATGTTTTATTGCTCGAAGGCCTGCTGGTGGAGAGTAATACAAAAATTAGTGATCTCGAATCTATGCGAAACGACCTCACTAAGACCGTCAGTGAACTGGAAGAGAAAAACGCCTCCCGCCGTACGATGCTTCTCGAAGCCGTTTCAGCTTTACCTGTAAAGTTAAATGACGGCCAAATCGAAGCGTTGGTTAATTTGAACACTGCAGAAGATGCGAAAGTGGTTACCAAACTTTTTGAGAGCGTAATCAGAAGGAACTTTAAGGACCTACCACTGCGCAATAACGAACACAAATCATTATCTGTACAAATGGATAACAGATTTGATATTCACAGCAAAAACATTGTCACCTTTTCCAATAACGACACGATATTGTTCAAATAACCAGCACCGCCCAGATCGTTAAACGGTTTGGGCGGTCAAACCACTCCATCGCAACCCCTTTCAGCACCTGCCAATCAATAATCTCTGACCATTTTTATACCGCTTTATCATTGCGTTACAGAAAGCATGCGCCGCCACACTTACAAATATCTCACTAAACATTTGATCATAAATCACGATCCGGTGTAGGATCCGATCGTCTTAAGAAACAACAAAGGTTCCAGGTATATTCTGGGTAATAGAAAATAAAAAGGGCCAGCAAAATCGCTGACCCTTTGATGAATGTCATGTGTAACGAACATGCATTCTTTACATCCAAATAAAATTAACATGACGATACTAATATCAAGAAACCCTCTTTGCAAGTCAAATAACAAAATTTCCGGCATCGGTTTAAAAAAAGTTATTGAATCATTACCAACATCTATTGTTTCCAGGGCATCTAGAAGTATTCTCGTATGTATTTGCGAGGTAGCTGCCAGCAGTTCTGAATATAAGATCTTCAAATCTAAAAAACGCATGGCTCTGGAGTGCGGTGTCACCGTTGCGACAGTGCGCCGGAATCTGGACCTAGCGGTGAAAGCTGGCATCCTCACCCGTTCTTTTGTATTCGATGACGTCAAAGGGCAGTGTCCAACAGAGTATCAGTTCACTCGCGAGTTTATCGAGATAGCGCGCCTGGCATGCGACTTCATTGTTAGCAAAGCGAAGGACGCTGCCGCTAAGCTCTCGGCACTCTATAGTCAGTTTGCTCTTCAACTATCAGCTGCACATCAGCCCGGGATGAGAATTGGCCAGCTGCTACGCCAGCGGTCAAAAGCTCATCGGGAAAAAGCTTTACAAGAAATACCCCCAGATCAAATTTCCCCTCCCCCCCATGATCATTTTGATCGGGAAATAGAGAAAGGTGTTGAAGTTGAGAAGGTTAAAACATATTCCCCAGCTCGCGCCGGGAAAGGGGTTTATGGCACTGTTAAAAAACTTAAGGACGCAGTAGCTGAGCGAGCAAAGACCCGGTCCGCCGATCTTGCCGGGCGAAAAAACCAGGCCTATCAGGAGCGGGGGCAGGAGATTCAACGTATCGAATGTGAAGTACGGCGCCGTGCGTATATCATGAACAAAGCCAGCGAAAGGGCCACCAGCACCACCTTCCCAACTGGACGTTTCAGTGAAGCAAACAAAGCCCACGAAGCGAATCGTGAACAAACGATCGCAGATTTGCATAGGGCGCAGGAAAGCGGCTTCAATCCGCTCTCGTTCATCGCTAATTTGCGCCAAAATTTGAGCCTCAAACGGAGAGAACCAACATGTTCACCGAACCAAGAATTATCTTCATGCTCGGATTCGCAGGAGGAGTAGCGTTCACTTACAGCTCCGTTTTGCTATCCCGGGCTTTAAAGCGCCGCGCCGACCAGGCAAAACGGAACGGTAATTAGCAGTCATTTGGCAACGGTACCGCCTTTTGACTGATAAATCTGAATCACTTTCGCCATAGAAAACTCGTGCTGACCATAACCGGCGCCAGGAAGCGAAGCCCAGATATTGCAGATTTTCTTAATGGCTGTTTCTATGTTCCCGTTCTCAATGTCAGACACCGCTTTTCGCTCTTTAATGAGCTGTATGGCCCAACGGTCCTGTGACTCCGGACTGAAATCAGGAAGCAGCAGCTGAGCGCGGTAATGCTCCCAGTCCTTAACCAGATGTTGATAACGCCCCGACGCAGTAGAGCGCTGTCCCGCGTTATTGAAGATCTTACCTGGACGCCCGCCTGCAAATGGATGCGTGCTGTAGTCAGTAAAAATCTCTGCCTGGCCGTCAACGCCGGTGACGATGACGTCATAGCCATCATTCTTCGTTAGCTTGTTTGTAGAAGTGCCTTCAGTTACGGCAATTGTGTCCAATAAAGCCTTCATGTTCGGATGCATAATTTTCTCCTCAATTACAACCGATACCTTTCGAATCCGTTCATGCTATCCAAACTTCACCGCTCTCAGGCTCACCAAGTATGTTTAGAAAAAAAGATGTTTTTTAGCATTCGCCATGCATCTATAAAAATCATGAAATAATCATTTGATATGTATCTTGCATGCTTTTAAAATATCGAAAAACTAAGGAGGCAACGATGCCAATTCTTGCAATTGCTCAGGGTAAGGGCGGAGTCGGTAAGACGACGACGAGCTTTAACGTCGCATGTGAGTTAAAGCCAATCAACACAGTTGATATCGACATCGCTGGTGGTATTTCCATCATCAACAACTTCCGTGCCGACAACAAAAAATTACCGATTACGATCCCCCAGACGACTGAAGAGCTCATTAATCTTCTCCGTGAAGGAGAGTCACCAGATAAGCTTGTTGTAGTAGACTGCGGTGGTTTTGACTCTCAGTTCACTCGTATCGCCATTGCAGCAGCTGACCTTGTGATTGCGCCAGCAAACGAGACATTCCTCGATCTGGTAGGGACACAGGAATTTAACCAGACGTTGCGTGAAATCAGCGATCAGGTAGGCAGAGAAATCGTCGGCTACGTGTTCTTCTGCAAAGTGCCGTCATCCAAAAAGCACTTCCCGAATATGGAAGACATGATCGCAAACTCTTCGAATTTGAAGTTGCTCGAACACCGCATAAGCGCGTTGAACGAACACCATATTAATCAGTTCCGTGGTCTTGGCGTTACTGAGCTCCCGGCAACAGCCAGCTCACGCGCAGGGAAAGAAGTGCGGGCATTATGCGAAGAAGTGCATCAGCTACTTCATCGCCAGTAAAGGAGTCATGTTATGGCCAAACAGCCAAAAGTAAAAAACTGGGATTTGATGAGTCGCATTGGCAGCTCCGCCCCGCTTAAAGAAAACGGGCAGAATTCAGCCCCAGCTGCAGAAACACCGGCCCCTGCAGCCGAACCAGCACCAGCAAAGACCGTTGAAGGCCCTAAGGTACAGCGCAAAATGCTTGCGGCTATGCCAACTGAGTACGTTGAAGCCCATGAGCAGCTGCGCGTAAGCGGCCGTACGGCGATGAACCTGTCTTCATACATCTATGAAGCAGTTCGTGAAAAGCTGCTGCGTGACGGTGCTTTTGAAGCGAAGAAGTAACAGAAAAACATTCCACATATGAGAAGAGCCGGGACACCGGCTCTTTTTTATTTTTTCTTGTCTTCTATTTGTTCAGAATCTGGCTGATCTTGTTCCCGTTCTGTACGCTTGGCGCGTCCAATCGGATACTTCCGCAACACAAAGATGCAGGCTACAGCAACGATCACCCCTATGATGGTTATCGCCGCGCCATCATGGTCATTGATTGCTAAGTATGTGGCAGCAAAAATTGCCGCTAAGGTTGATATAACCCCACATACCTGGCCACGTCGATCACGGTTTACAGAAGCGTCTAACACTTTTTCTTCCATTCTCTGACGATGCGCCATTTCCCTTTCAGTTAGACTGAAGATGCGATCAGCAGAGCCAGGTAAGATTTCTTCGTAATGCTTCAGATGTCGTGGATGCGGGAATGGGCCGGAGAAGGCCTCATGCGCAATCATGAGATGCTGAATTTCAGGGCGGTTCATTGATTCAAGAAAAACATGAGGTTTTGATAAAACCTCATGTGTAAATTCTTCGACCTCAGCTTCAGTGGTGCAAGCTTCAGCGGCTTGAAGGTCATCGCTTGGTTCTTTTGTAGAGTTCTGCGTATTTATCGAATGTGCATCCGCTTGATGTTGTGCTTCCATCTTCATAGACCTTATAACCAAATTGCTCTAAAAATTTCTCTTTTATGGATTTTGTTGATTTCAATTTCTTGGTTAACTGTTCTTGAACAGTTCGTTCTTGAAGATCGCATACAGCTTTATTCCAGAATTTCTCTGCTGCATTGCACTCACCATCTCCGCGAGGCGTATTACGAATTTCGTTTACACTGCAGGTTTTATACTCACGCCCGTGATAAACCGGCTCGTAATGATTGAGGGCCTCGTAGAATACAAATACTCGGTTCAGGTCATCAGCTACAGTCTGCAGGTCTTGATGTAAGCAACTGGGATACCCTCGATGAGAATCAAGAATATGGTAATAATTGCTCGTTTTGGTGATTCCCAGAGGAGTACTGGCCTCGATCGCTTCATCGAGATTGATGCTGTGTTTCTTCTTAAGAAGCGTCATAAATCCTCCTCACGCAGCTAATGCTTTTTTCCCGCGCTGCGAACGGACTTTGATTTCGTTCAGTACGTTCTTTTCCGCAATGCTGTCACCGATAATCTTATACCACCCTGCCAGCTTACGCAGATCAGGCACGCTTACTTTCTCTTGGACATCATATGCTGTCAATTTCTCCCTGTAATCAAGAAGAATCTTGATGCACTTACGCGCCCATTGTCCTTCCGCATCAGAACCTTTGGTGACGTGCGGACGACGAGGCAGGCGAGGGCGAACGGGTTTAACCGTTATTGGGGCCGACTCGTCGACGTAGGCAAACTTGATAGCCTTCACCGTGCGGCCCGCTTTGACCGGCTCCCAGATGACGGAAATGTCCGTCACCGCGTTGATACGGTCGAGGGCAGGCTGAAGTAATTTCTGCCTGAAGTCACGGTAATCCGAGTACTTATCGACAATTCCAGCCTTTTGCCTGATCCAGTCCAGCTCCAACGTGACCTCAATGGTGTCACCGTTTCGGTATGACCGAAGGTTGCGCGCTTTAATCAGCCAGCCATAAAGTCGGATAGAGAACGGCGTATCCAGGCGCGCCAGGTTCGTGAAGTTGAGCTTCGTGAAGTTTTCCTTCAGCTCGTACAGGTATGGAGCCACGTCCTGGCCGAAGCGAAGCACAACTGCACTGTGATCGTCATTATTCACGTATTCGAGTCGCGAGAACCACGATAGCTGGACCGTACGTATCTTGCCGTTGCGATCGGGCTTATAGATAACAACTGGCTTCTTCATCAAGCTTTCAGCTGCATCACGTAGTTGTCGGTGGCTGCTTGTCGGGTTAACGTTGTATATGCGTTGATAGTCCTTCGGCAACAGTCTGTATAACGTATCCGGCTGGGCCTTACGGCTGTCGATCTGCGACAGTGCCATGTTGAGCAGGCGCATCTCATCCAAGGTAACGCTATACGTCCCTTCGAGCAGATCGTTGCCTTGCACCACTGTGAGATTATTGTCCTGTTCCTGCGACATTGCACCCGCGCCCCGCATACGTGGAAATTTCAATTAATTATTCCACACAACAAGCGATCCTGCAAAGGCAAATGCCGTACATAACTTATTGGTTATGTAGAAGAAAACAAAAAAGATGGGGATAGGATCTTTTCACGTACAGGAAATCAATCCACATATATCAGGAAAAGTTTCCACATATGGTTCTAACGCTCTCACGATGAATACAGGAAAGTACTCCACGTATTGATAAAGACGCTGGAATATCGCGGCCTTGAAAGGGGGATGCCATCAGGAAAAAGCTCCACATTTAATGCAACAGAAAATTCCTCCACGTTAAGCTATTGATATAGCAAAAGTTATTCACAGAAAAAAACTCCACGTGGATCGTAAAAAGGATCCACGTGTGTCAGAAAAAGGATCCACACAGTACAGATAATCACTCCACATTTAGGAGGTAAAGCTACTGATTATTAAAGATTTTTTCGGCGATAAAAGGAAGTGGAAAGATGAACATTAACAAACGCTCTCGCGTTTGATCGAGGATCTAAAACATGAATGCATAAGATCGCACCTCCTATCTGCCACCTTTAGCATCATGGTCAACGCTACGTAGCTCCCAAGTTAAAAAGTGTGCCCGGCTGCACTTCAGATAATCTTTTTTCTACTATATCAATAACATCACTTAGCACCAGAGGCTCAACAGCAAACATATCATTAACAGCTGCCCCTGATTTTTTCAGCTCTTCGTTGATGACTTCTGCCATGATCTTGAAGGCAGCTCCCATGCGCTTTGCAGATCTATTATTGCGACTGATGAAGATCGCTAGGGCTTTAACTTCATCCGACACATCCTCAAATAACCCTAATTGCTGAACAAACTCTTCGACTGATTGTTCATTGCTCTTGGCCTGCCGAACGAGGTCAGCTGCGTCAACGAGCGAGCGTAACGCCTGTTTATCAAGGCTATCTACAGCTTCGATTGATGAGCAAATATCACCAACAGTCTGCCGGTGAACTTCACCGGATAAATACTGCATATCGATAAAAGCTGGGGCTGCTACGTTCAAAGCCGTAAGGATATTGCGTATCTCGGGATCGGGTTCTTCCGCAACCAGCTTCACCAGCATTTCGTTTTTATAGGCTTTGGCAAATATGGCGTTTTGCATTCTATCCAGCAGCTGGCGGGTAGGGCGCCCATCTGCTGTCACAAGTCCGGCTGTCGCCGTATCTCCAAGTGAAGCCAGGAACGCCTTGATAAAACCTTCGTTGGTTTTAGCCAACAGGTTGCCGTTCTCAGCCGGAGAAAAGAGGGCCATTACGTCGGGCGTCATATTCTCGGCGTCAGCATAGGCCTTTTCGCTCGCGGCCATATCCTGGAGATCTGATATGTTGCTGTCTTTGGCAAATTGCACGCGGTCGACGTTATCCAACCGTACCCGGACCAGGACCGGATTCTGCTTCGACGAGATATCGGAAGAGTTAATGCCGTAAAGGGTGGCGTTATCGATCAGATACTGCCGGTAGTTATCAGCTTTTCCTTCGGCGTACGCTTTTAGGATCCCCATCGTACGCCCGTTTCCTGATTCCACTACGTTGTCATGACCCACGATAGGGGAGCCGTGGCTCGATAAGCCTGAATCAGTCAGGCGCTGCGGCATAATGTTGTTCGAGATGGCGTTGACCTGCAGAATGCTGCTTTTACGCGTACGATCCCGCGGCTGAAGCTCTGGCGGGAAATTAGGGTTAATGCGGCCGTCGAGCATGTTGGACATGATCAGATCAGTGGCCTCAACCACTTTGAAAGCAGTCTTCACCTCTTTGCCTTTTGGTGTAACGATATAAGCGACTCGACCTGTGTGCGTCTGGGTAGCCGTAGTAAGCAACGAGAGCACTTCGGCTACGCTCTGAGCCAGTTCTATTTGTTGATAAATAACCATAATAAATTTAACGTTATGTGATATCCTACTAAACAATATCAATATCATAATTGCACCGCTGCTGGTCATCCGCACGCGGGTGCGTATACTGCATAAAAAAACCGAGATGGTTGAAGTGATGCCCGAACAACAAAACGAGATATACCAGGCCCCGGCCGATCACCGCGTCGATGCCCTGAAGTCGCCACCGCACTCAATCGAAGCCGAGCAGGCGGTGCTGGGTGGTCTGATGTTGGATAATGATCGTTGGGATGATGTCGCCGAGCGCGTCAGCGAGTCGGATTTTTATACCCGCGCTCACCGGAACATTTTCCGGCAGATGGGTACGCTTCAGAAAATGGGCTCACCCATCGACCTCGTTACTCTCGCTGAGGCTATCGAGCGCGCTGGCTTCATTGATTCAGTTGGCGGGTTCGCCTATCTTGCCGAACTGAGCAAAAACACGCCCAGCGCGGCAAACATTCTCGCGTACGCTGATATCGTTCGTGAGCGCGCCGTCATTCGCTCGTTAATCAGCGTCGGCAATGAGATCGTTAACGATGGTTTCAACCCAAAAGGGCGCACTGTAGACGCGCTGCTGGACGAAGCTGAAGCGCGGATATTCAACATCGCTGAACATCGCTCCAGCAATGAAAGCGGTCCGAAGCGCATGACGCAAATGTTGACCGAGGTTGTGAATAAGATTGAAGAGCTCTATAGCAATCCTCACGATGGCGTGACGGGGCTCGATACCGGATTTACCGACCTCAATAGAAAAACAGCAGGCCTTCAACCGTCGGACCTGATTATTGTCGCGGCGCGCCCGTCAATGGGTAAGACCGCATTTGCGATGAACATATGCGAAAACGCCGCTATGTTGAACGATAAGCCGGTATTGGTTTTCAGTCTTGAAATGCCAGCAAACCAGCTCACGATGCGTATGTTGTCGTCGTTCTCGCGTGTCGATCTCACCCGCTTACGTACCGGTCAACTCGATGATGGAGACTGGGGACGTATCGCTACCTCGATGAAGATGCTATTGGAGAAAGATAACATTCTCATCGACGACGCTTCCTCCCTGACGCCTGGCGAGCTGCGCGCACGTGCCCGCCGGGTCTACCGCGAGCACGGTGGGTTAAGCATGATCATGGTCGATTACCTTCAGCTCATGCAGGTGCCATCGCTATCTGACAACCGCACGCTCGAAATATCTGAGATATCCCGTTCTTTAAAGGCGCTGGCTAAAGAATTGCAGGTTCCGGTGGTCGCTTTATCTCAGCTAAACCGTTCTCTGGAACAACGAGCGAATAAACGCCCGGTCAACTCCGATTTGAGGGAGTCAGGCTCAATCGAGCAGGACGCCGATTTGATCATGTTCATTTACAGAGACGAGGTCTATAACGAGAACTCTGAATATAAGGGCGTGGCAGAAATTATTATCGGGAAGCAGAGAAATGGTCCGATCGGCACTGTACGCCTGACTTTCAACGGCAAGTATGCACGCTTTGATAACTACACCGGTCCGCAGTACGATGATGACTAATGTAATTGTAACTTATTGAATTATATAGCCAGGCGGAATGTGTATAGTCTGGCTTAATGATTTTGGGCTCAGTATATTGATTTTGTTGAAAAAATAATCGAATTTTTCCTCCCTGAATTTACAATCGCTTAAGACTACGTCGTTTGTACGCTCATCTTTTTACTTTGTTCTGCATCAAAAAAACCGCAAACATGTTTGATGCGAAACAGTTGTAAGTTCCCCTAAAATACCCAGCAGAACCAGATGGGACGCGCTTTCAGTGATGAGAGAGCATAAAAAAAGCCCAACTGGTTTCGTTGGGCCTTTTTCATTTTTGGTACGGACTGGCGGGTCTGTACCGGATGAAACTGTCTTCATCTAACGTTGCGAATGATATGCCCGGGTGATCCCAAAATCAACGGGGCGAGATCATGAAATCGTTAGTGAAATTGTAAAGGCCTGGCGAGCGTGGAGTTTTTTTCACGCTCCTGGCTGGCGAGCGAAGTTTGCAAACCAGTGCTCCAACAACGAGGGAACTGTCTTCATCTAACAGCGTTGGCAGGCCGTAGCGACGGGAAGTGTAAGAGTAAGCTACTGCTGTTCCTCTCGCAGTTTATGGAGGAACTATGATCGACATTGACCATGTGATCTTAGCTCTGAACGCACTTCTAGTGTGTTTAGAGATAGCTAAAGCCTTCCTCTAAGGCTTATAGCGCCTTCAAGGCCAGAGCCAGTCTCTGGCCTTTTTTTATTCTGTATCAACATTTCAAATAGCCAAAAGCCGATAATCGAATCTCGAAAACTGTTAACTATATGTTTTAATTAATCATTTGGTGAATATATGAAGGGATTTATATTAGCTTTGGCGGTACTTCTTCCAGTTAGTGCATTTGCAACAGATTACACCAAAGTTAACTGCACCAGCGATAGCGCCCGTTCGATGTTATTAGAAGAATACAATCGGATGCTCAAGGAACATGCTCAAGACGTGTCTGTTGTTGATTTATATGATATGAAGATTATAAAGCAATCAGAAAAGACTTTGGTTTGTGAAGGCCTAATGGATTTTTCTACTGGTGAAACCGGGATTTCAGGGACATTTAGTTTGAAGGATAATTCTTTCGGTAAAGCTACGATCTTCGTTAAGCTGAATGTCGAAGATGAAGAAGAATGATAGCGATACGCAAGTGCCGAATGTTCAGGCACTTGCGTAACGAGTCACTATGCTGCCCGGGCAAACTTATCGGGATTGTTGCTTACCCAGGCAACCGCGCCTTTTTTAACTTCATCAAGGGAGATGTACTCGGGTTCGTACGCATCAATCTGCCTCAGTGTTTTAATGAAATCACTTGCCGGCACGGAAGAGAATACGCCCGCCTTAAAGTCAGTAACGATCTGTGGCTCTTCCCCTGCTGGTGGTTTACCCGGGGCCTCCGGTTCTGGCTTAGTCTCTTCATCTGCGCTGTAACCCAGTAGAATCAGGACTTCGTTAATCTGTTCGAGCAATTCAAGCAGATCGAGTCCTTTCGCGGTTGGGCGTTGTATGAGAAGGTCAACAAGTCGGTCCTGAAGGTCGAGCCGTTGGAGTGGTGATAAGCTCATCGTGTTACCCCTTTGCTATTTGCTGCATAAGATCGCCCAAGTGCTGACTGGCCGTGTCAAACATATTCTGATACTGCTCCAGCACACCAGCGCCATCCAGAACGGCGTAAGCTTCACGAAGTTTCTTTAGATGCTCCTTTATCTCGGTTAGGCTGGCGTCAGTTAGCGCTGCGGCGCTCTGAATGGCTTCAAGGGCTGCAGTTACCTCTGCATTGTTGCCTGGTTCAACAGGGTCAGGTTTTTCCTCTTCCGGGTTCGGTATCGGTTCCGGCATTTCAGGATCTGGGGTTGAAGTGATGAAAATTGGCGTACCTTCAGACAGCGCACCAGCAATTTGCTCTGTGTGGTAGCTGGCCATCTGAAATACATCTTCGTAACGGGCTTGATATGCCTCGTTTGAATAGATGATCTTGCCCGCTTCACTCAATTTGTTTTCGGCCTCCCGCCACTCTTCCATGGTGGGCTGATTCGATAAATTGGCAACATAATTCAGATTTTGGAGAGCCAGTTTTAAGTCATCTGGCATTTCATCAGGTATCAGGAAACGTTTTGGCTGGGGGAGCTCAATCCCACCTGCAGAAAACTCCTCCTGAAGCTCAACGAGGTGAGCATCCGCTTTATTCAGCTGGTCGATATACTGGTCAAGAACGTGGGCGCCTTGTAATGCGTAACGCTGCTGAAGGAGCTGCTTAGCAGCATTGTCGACGGCTTCAGAGCCGGACTTAATTGTTAATGCATTGGCGCTGTCAATGGCAGCGAGCGCGGCGTCGATGATTGATTTAGTTGCATCGTTTGAAGCCATATCATTCGCCTTGTACTTATCAGCTTTCCCGTCACGATACAGCTTCAGCAGCTTCTTGGCTGTGTCCTGCATCGCTCCGCCTTGTGAGGATGGACTATCAATTTTATACACACCGCCATCCGGCGCAGTGATCGTCACCCAGCCAACAAGCTCACCATTTTTGTCTGCACTGTTCATTTGAATGACCGCGCCGTTTGAGAGGGTGTGTTGACCGCCCATCTGCAGGTTTTGGGTTACCTGGCGGGTTTTATCCTCAATATCAGGCTTAACCGTGACCGGTGCTGGTGGCTCTTTATCAGGTTCACGGTTCGGTAGCTGTGCCTTCATCTTGTCAATTTCAGTCTGTAGTGAAGCGTTAATGGATGCCTGCTTGTCTGCCAGCTTACGGTATTTATCGTACTCATTATCGAGCTCCACGCCGGTAGCGTTGAGCTGGTCTCCCTGGTCTACGAGTGCGCTAATTTGGCCTGCCAGCTCGGTGCTGGTGGCTTCAACTTCGTTAATATCGGCCAGCAGGCGGGCATTTTTATCGCGGGAACGCTGGAATTTCTCAGAGTTTCGCTCAATCAGGTTAGACAGGATCTGCGTCGTCTGTTTTAACGACATGTCCCGGCCGCCCATCGGCACCACTGTATGAGTCACGTCGCGTTTATTGAGGAAAAAGCGAAACGCAACCAGCGTATCATTTGACGTGATTTTTGACGTGTCGCCAGTCGGCGAGTGGAAGACTATGGTAACCGTCTGGCCGTCGCTCAAGGGTATCTGAGCAGGGAGTAGGGCGATGCTGCCAAATCGGCGCGCTTTGCCAATCTCCGCCCCGCCCAGAACCCGACTACCGTCAGAAACAGAGGCGGCATCGGATACGCCTGCAGTAATCCCCGTTCCCGTGAGCGCCTCGTTCAGCGAACGAACAAAGGCGCGCATGGTTTGCGAAATACGCGCACGGCTGGTGGTAATGGCTTCGAGTAACATACCAACAGACAGATCGAGGTCGGTATCGTAGAAATATAGCGATTCGAAATCGTTCATATCCCATGATTCAAGCAGAAGATGGTGCTGGCCATTTGATTGAAGCTCATCGAATCGCTGATCGCTCACCGCATAATTATGTAGGTCCATGCGGTCCCTGATCGTTATTGCGTCACGCATGCGCAAATTAGTTAGCATTCAATTCGCCCTCCAGGTTAGCGAGCTGTGATTTTAACTGCCGGGTCATGGCGCGTTCCGTTTCCAGTCGGGCTTTTTCCTGATCCAGCTGACTGCGAACGCCAGCCTGGCGTGTCTGCTCCTCAGCGATGACCTTATTCAACGTCTCGACCTTTGCGTTGTTCGAAGCTGCAACCTCTTTGGCCTCGGAAAGACGTTGGACATTGGATTTAACCTGCGGTCTGGCCGTGAGTTTTTTTGTGGCGCCAGCAACCTTTTTCGCCAGGCTCTTGGCAAAAGCAGGTGCAGCCTGCTCAGCTGCGCGACCAATAATCTGTCCCATGGACGCGACGGTCTTCGCATGAGGAAGAGGCATCTTCTTGCCATTGATCGTGAAGCCAGAAATGTCGCCGGTGTCGTTAACCTGTAAAACGATCTCCTGCTGATCCTCAAGGTGTAGCGACACGGTTTTGACCGGAATACCATCTTTCTTAGTCGCTTTATTCGTTGAATCGACGGAAACGACGTCTGGGCCTGCTTTATTTATCGCCGTAATGAGGGTCTTCAGACCTTTTTCGTTGATCTGTTCAAAGTTCAGAACGGCGTACTGCTGTTTATTCGGCGCTGGCATGTTCATTACTCTCTGCGTTCAGCGTGTAAGTGCGTTCCACGTTGTCGACGAACGGGAACAGGCGGTAGAAGGGATTCCAGTTCATAAAGGACTTGCCATGGATGACACGAACCTTTAATACCCATTCGCCACTGTGGCGTACCTGCGATTTGTTGATCGCTAAATATTCTTCTTGGATGCCGCGAGACATGACCAGCGGCCGGGTTTTGCCCTGGATAACCAATACCGGGCGTTGCTTATCAATGAGCTGATACTGCACAACGCCGTCGTGTTTTGCGGCCTTCGTTTTGTAGCGGAGGGGAAACAAGAATTGATCACCGTCGTCAACAACATCACCCAGCGGGATATCGTGTAATCTCAAGCGTCTCAGTCGCAGTATCAAGCGGTCTACTGCCAGCACACCTACAACAACTGCAAGACTTGATAAATGGCTTCCTAATTCGGTCATTTCTTCCCTCCGTTGGTACTAAAGTGCGAGAGCCAGCGCTTAACAAACTCAACGCTGCCAGGCCCAACAAGAGCCATTACCTCGTCGCCATTGCTTGAAAGTAAAATAATTAACCCGTAGATCAGCTTTTCCGGCAGCTCGCGCCACTGGCCGATGAATGCGGTCAAGATGCCGACCATGATCGCCATCGTTATGTCTGCACCCAGCTCAAGCACGGTGGTTTTTTTACTGCCGTTTCTGACATCGCATAAGTAACCGCCCAGCCCACTCATAATTGATAGCGGGACGGCAAGCACGACCTGCGGGAGCTCGCTGATAAAATTGATACTCACGGTGCCTCCTTAGTTTTCGCCGGAGGCTAACTTAAATGCACCGCGCGGTGTATTTATGTGCAATGAGCTCGATTTAGGAATATGTAAAGGTTGATGCACATAAAATATGTATCTTATGCATTCAATATAAATCTAAGGTGCATTTGATAGGTGTATTTTGTGATTGCCACAAAATAATAAAGTGTTAGTATAGGATTATGTGTCGCCGTCCGCCGCTTGACCTTCATTAACGGCTTCGAGTAGCGTGATAAAGCACCAGCAAAATCTGGTGCCGGGATTGGCGTCCCGGAAATGGTTACAGGCGACACAGACGCGCCAGCGTCTTTTTTTTTGTGTCAGTGCTCTTGCACACCTATAGAATTATGGTGGCTCGGGCAGGGCCACCGAAAGGTGGGCCGGTTTCCTGTAACGCCGGTTACGCCAACCCTGTTCGGGCCATCACCATGAATTGGCGTTCGTGTTGATGGTTATCATGACCGTTACAGGAGACTGCCTTCATGGCTACCACCCCTACCCAAACTCAGCCGTCATCTGACGAACTGGCCTACTTGGCACTTAACGCGCTGCGTTTCTCGATGTACATCAGCCTGTCAGATCCGGCCTGCGCTGAAGCATTAGCAACACGAATCCTTTTAACCAATCCATCAGAAAATCATTCCACATTAAGCGACAACCAGCTCCAGCTCGATGCCGTAAAGCGCGCGATATGGCGCGCATGGGATATGTCACCGGTTGTCACAGACTACCGCCGTGCATGGCTGCAGGACGACGATCTGGACCTGTCACCAGACGATGCGCTTCCCGTTCTCTTTGCGAAGTTCTCTCAGCTGCGTACGTTGATCAGCTGCGCAGAAAAGCTGCTGGAGCCGCTCGGCAGCAATACGTATCTCGAAGACGTGCGCCAGCTGCTCGGAACCGCGTCGGACATTGCTGGTGGCGCGCTCGTCATGTCAGTGTTTGATGGGGAGGCAGCATGAAATCTATCCACGTAAACTTTCATGGTACCGAGCTGTTTATCATCGAGCACAACGGCGAACCGTATACACCGATGAAACCGATCGTTGAAGGAATGGGGCTGGACTGGAAAAGTCAGTTGGTTAAGTTTAACAAGCGGTTTAACTCAACTATGGTGGAAATCACCATGGTTGCAGCAGACGATAAATCCCGCGGTATGATCTGTCTTCCGCTGCGCAAGCTTGTTGCGTGGCTAAACAGCATTAGCGCGAACAAAGTAAAGCCGGAGCTACGAAACCGCCTGCTGCAATGCCAGGAGGGTATCGCATGATGCTGGCAACCGAAGTGCGAATGACAAGCAGGGAGATTGCCGAACTAACGGGTAAACGACACCCAGATGTGAAGCGTGATATCGACACTATGCTCGTTGAGCTCAATGAAGATGTGAGCAATTTTGCTCACATCTACTTGGACAGCATGAACCGGCAGCAAACTGAGTTCAGTCTCGATCGCCTGCATGTTGAATGCCTTCTTATGGGCTACAGTGCAACCCTGCGCATGAAGGTCCTTAAGCGCCTGAAAGAGCTCGAATCGCTCCAACAAGATGCGCCGGTGCCGTCGGTCCCCAGCAGCGCAGCCGACACGATCGCAGCTGGCGGAGCTCTGCTGGAAGTGAGCAGAAAATTACTCCACATATCGGATAGCAGCGTGCTCGCGGGGCTACGCAAACTGCAAAGCGCAGCTGGGCTGCCGGACCTGCTCCCGGGTTACGCCATCGATGCACCACCGTCCGCCACGGGCGGCAGCAGTGAGCCAACGGCGAGCCTTCGCCAGCTGCTGGTGGAGAACGGGGTGAAGATGTCCGCGCAAAAAGCGTATGCCCGCCTGGCGGAGCTGGGGATTGTCGAGCAGAAGACGCGGACCAGCACCCGCGGCGAAAAGCATTACTGGTGCCTGACGGCCAAGGGCATGGAGTACGGCAAGAACCTGACCGCGCCGGGGAACCCCCGCGCTACCCAGCCGCACTTCTTCACTTCGCGTTTCACTAGACTGGTTGAGCAGCTGTAATCAGTGAATGGTGCCGGGCTTAGGAGTAACGAAGCCCGGCCTTCGTAAATTAAACTGGTAGGTTGAAAGGCAAGGGCAAGTTGGCCAATATGGGCTGTTGATAATTCATAAGGAGAATGCCGTAATGGATTGGCCCAAAAAGTATAACGGAATTGGTGATACTGTTCGCCGTGCCGCATTAAATGAATTTGATGTCGAAGCCATACTGAAAACAACTTTACTCCCTGGACAGCAAAAGACCGCTTATCACGGAGGCCTGATAACTACTGATTATTATGTATTTCAATTTCAATCCATCACTCATCCAAATCAGTCAGGATCATTTTGTTGTGGCGAACATGCTGCTCAAGGGTGGTTCAACTTAACATTCCAAAACACGGAATTGATCCCCTCTTACAACCCCATTACTGGAGCCAGCAGGGGCGGCGGGGCTGGTGGTGGAAATGGCGGGAACGGGAACGTCCAAAACCCTGTAAACAGGGATATGCGTAACCTGATAAAGTGTCTTATGACTTACATTTCCTTCACAGACAACACGCTCAACAGTTCTGGTGGTGAGTCAAGCGCAGTAAGAGTGTTGAATGGTCTCCTACAGAACATAAATAATCCTCCAACTGTTTCTCAAATCCGAAGCGTGAACACCATTCTTGCAAAAACTTTTCAAAATGCTAAATATGTAGCGCTTAATATTAAAACCTATTCTGACTTGGTTGCGCATAAAGAACAACAACACGGCGTCACTATTAAGAAAATAAATGTAGCTCCTTTCAATTTGCACATTCAGAATAACAGGAATAATAGTCCAACATACACCTACCCACATCCGGCATCATTCTAAACATTGTGTGCAGGTGGTGGTTCAAGCGACCCACCACCTATGCATACCCGCATTATCCTCATATTTTATGCATCTCAAGTGCTTACATGATATGCATTATAAATGCATATTGAATGCATTAGTGCTTGTTTTCATTTCTTTAAATAATAAACCAATCCTCATTCATTCTTGTATTCAATTAGTCAATGGGCCAGGTGCCTTCATTTATTGACTTTAATCATCTTTTATTCTGAAACCCCCGCTTCCCCACACAAAAAAGCTTTGTTTTTTTTGCCCTGTTTGCATAATGACCTCACCGAAGATAATGTTTAGTGAGATATTATAAGAGGGTGAAATGTCAGCCAAAAACAATCTCTTGGCTTCGCGTGATTTTGTGAAGCAAAAACAACATGTAAACGTACGTGTTAAGAAGTCAACCATTCTTGGTGTTCTTTCGCGTCTGGTTTTACTTGCTCCTGCAATCTTTCTTTGTGTCTTTTTTATGATGGCTGTTTACGAGCATGCCATTGGTCTTTGATTCAAACGGCGCAATGAGGTAGCGCTAATCCGTTCTTTAAAAATCAGGAAAAAGAGGTCGCTATGTCAAGTGAGTATAATTTAACTACCGCGTTTCAGGGCGTTCAACCGCATGCACTTATCTGGTTTATTGCATATTACGCAGGGAAACAGAGTGGGAAACGGTCGAAAAGAAAGAAGCGCGGTCATTCACGGAAAGCATAATACTCGAAAATGCGTTTATTAAATAAATGTGTGAAAGGGACAGTGCAGCATGAAGCTGCGGCCCTTGCCTTAAGTGAGCATTTCAAAAAATACGGCAACTACGGTATTTCCGAGCGTACTTACACATACAGGGTTCGAATTAAAGGCGAGATCGTTTCTATTCGAATAGTTAACTCAACCCGTTCATATGTTGCTCACCCCAGTAATGGTGCACGCAGGCTTGTAAGACTGTGGGAGGAAAATCGCGCCTGAGCATTGGCGCGTCGCAGCTAACAGACAGGGCGCTTTGGTACCCCTCCGTGTTTCTCCATGCACGCCTGAGCGTCCTGCCTGTTATCTGCGTTGCAGTTAACAAGCACTTGAAACCACTTAATCTACAGGGAAGCGGGTCAGTGGCCCGATATCTGCAAAGGCTTAAACACTGGAGCAGTACAGAACTGGAACTGTATTACCGACTCAGCGCCAGCCGGGGCGTTACCCGGCATTTTTCTTCAAAAGGAATAGCCAAATGGAACTTCTTAAAGCTGCCGGTCAGGCTGCGACATGCATTTTCATTGTCATGATCGCTATGTTTTTCACAATTCAGTTTCATTAACTGCGAGCCTGGTTGACCACGATGTATTAGCCGATCCTGCTGGCGTTTTGAAGGTCGAACAGGGACTTAATTCCCATACAGGAATAGTTAGAAAATGGCCCAAAAGGTAAAAAAGCCGCTAAAGGCGTTTCGGATTGATGGTTATGAATACTGCATCATTCGATTCCATTCACATGCTCTCGCCGCAAGGCGGGAAGGGGCTGAAGAGTTGGAGGATGATTTCGATTCAGTGACGTGCAAACGTGCCCCAGAGTTTGATTCATACGCGCCTCTGGGGAGAGTGCCTCGCAAAGCCCTGGTGGAGGTTCATGGCTGGTGGCAGGAATGCACATATTGTTCAAGCCATGTTTCAGAGGATAACGCGGACCGTGTTTGGTCAGCTGACGATGAGCAAGTCTATTGCTCCCCTCTGTGTATGCACAGTGATGCCATTCGTGAAGAAGCTGATCGTTCTGAAAAACTTAAAAGGGAGGCGGAGGAGGCCGAGGCCATTGAACTGACCAAAGCAAAGTTTAAAGGGATTGAAAACGTTGTTGCGTACAGCCGGTGCCATCCTCTCCGTGTCTCCTTTTCCTTCCCGGGCGGGATAGGCCGGGTCACATGGGAGCCTGGCGCACCTTCGGTTAGCATAGTGCCGTCTGATAGTGCCGCCTGGCGCATGTTTATGCAAACGCAGCATCAGGAAGGTAAAAAGGAGGCGTAAGTATGGCCATTCGAAGTCAACCGCCTGATGGTATTAAGCAGAAGGCGAAGCGTCTTCTTCAGCTATACAGGGAGCGACTTAAGATCCCAAGAAAGTCGAAAAAGATGGCTTACCTTTCATTCGAAGTTGGCCCCAGATGGCGTTTGTTGTCGAAAGATAACGGCCAACACTGGTCGTTGCTCAGTCACTCTGAATACAACATGGCCATTAACGGAAAACGATGACTTATTCAGTCAAATCCCGCTGCCGTTCTTCCCTCTCCCGATTGCAAAACTCCCATGGACATGATTACCGCTGGCACGTCGATTGTCAGTGTCATGTTTGCTGTGTTTGCGGTACTGCAGAGCACCGTAATGGGACGTTTTTGTATGTCGGGAAGTATTCAAAAACTGAACCGCCATGCGAAGGAAACCATCTTGGAAGGCTGAACTGGTTAGCGCAGGCCAAAGATGGTTAGCAGATAAGGACAGCTATGCACACTATTCATCCTGGAAAGTTATACATTGCCAATTCCCATTACAGCGAGTTCCCGGACGTGCTTGTCACTCTGGAGCTTTGCCGCGCCTGCGCGCGCCTTGAAGGTCGAAAGATCGCTGCATCTTTGCAGGCCTGTGCCTTGGCATTAATGGCACGCGTCGAGAATGAGGCGCTTCGGAACACCCTTGAAACCATGAGCACTAGCCGCTTCCCCGAATCGCAGATCACGCGAATACGTGGATGCATTTCCCGTATGGAATCGGTGGCTGGGCGCAAACTCAACGAGATAAAGAGGATGAACGTACGGTGAAAGAAAAACCGATATTTTTTTCTGAAGAAATGGTCCAGGCCGTTCTGGCCGGTAGGAAAACCCAGACGCGCAGACCGGTAAAGTTCAAGTTCCGGGATGGCCGTCGCGATGCAAGTACGCTTCAAGTAGGTAACTACCGCACTGGCCATCCTCGTTCCGGTTTTGTCCTGCGTAGTGGTAATGGTGGATGCTGGCAGGATGTTACTCACCCGCTTCAGTGCCCGTATGGAAATAAAGGCGATCGTCTGTGGGTGCGCGAGACCTGGAGCGATGTGAATTATGACGGCTCTGAAGCCATTGCCTACCGTGCTGACAGTGGAGTGAACCTGCTTTCGGATGACATAACCTTCCTGGATGACGTTGGTGTTTTCAACCCCCACGACGAGCGGCTGGCAAAGCTGCATTTCGGTAACTGGTACCAGGATCTTATTGCAGGCACCGAAGGCAGGTGGCGACCGTCTATCCACATGCCGCGTTGGGCCTCCCGCATCCAGCTGGAAATAACAAACGTTCGAATCGAGCGGCTCAAGCATGTCCCGCGTGAGGGAGTGATTGCTGAGGGCTATCCCGTTGAGCGCCTGGAGTGGGCGAACGAATACGATCCCTTCATCTGGTTCAAGGAGCTATGGGGGGCGATTTACGGGGATAAGCACTGGGACACGAACCCTTGGGTGTGGGTTGTCGAGTTCCGGAGGTGCGAATGATACCGCTGCCTACATGCCCGAAGTGTGGCCTTCAGGCCCAGATCCGGTTGCGTGAGCGCGGTATGAACATGGGTAGCAGTGAGCTTCGTTGCCCGGAGGGCCACTTCAGAGTGGGGACGAGTTTCCACTCAGGCATGAAAAACTGGGCTCGTAACTGGCTACTGGAAGAGTGGGAAAAAAAAGTGAAGGAAGCTGCGGAGGCTAACAATGCATGATGACAATGTATTAAAGGGATTTTTAAGGGACGTCAGCTCCCACACCATGACGATTATCAGAGATGACGGTTTTTACCGTCATCTTTCGTTTGGGCGCCCGGGAAGCAGCATTTACCGCTTCGACCTGGTCAGCTGGCCTGGTTATCTCTGCATGACCGGCGACATGGGAACGTGGACGTTCAGCCGTATCACCGACATGTTTGACTTCTTCGGCGGCGCATTTGAGCGAGGTATCAACCCGCGCTACTGGTCGGAAAAGCTGGAGGCCGGTTCCGGTTGTCCACGCGATGAGATCGCAAAAGAGTGGGATGAACAGGCCTACTGCCAGCGTCTCGATTACATCCTGAAGGAGTGGTGTGAAGAGCATGCCCCTGGCAAAGGCGCGCCAAAGGACCGGATAAAAGAGTTCCACTATAAACGGAAGCATACGGAGGACATCATCCGCCAGATGAAAGAGGTCAGCTATTCAGAGATGGATGCCTATGCCGCGTATGCGAGCGTGGACGATCCTGACGGTGTGCTGACCGACTTCTGGGAATCCACCTTCAAAGTCTGGTCAATACACTTCCTTTGGGCCTGCTATGCGATCCAGTGGGGTATCAGCCGGTACAAGAACAATAAAATAGCGTTATCCGCGATGGATAAGTTCCTCGCGATCGGGAGCGCTGCCGGTGCCGAATACGGCGAGGCTTATCCCGTTCTCGTGCAGCAGGCCATATCTCGTTTACTGCGCGGCGAACTGAAAACCTATCGCAACGGTCTCACCATCGGCTTTGCAAGGGATCACAGTGGTGTATGTGAGGTATGGGGCCGCGATGCCCGCGACTATGAAGGGAAGGTAATCGCGCGTCGTCTCGTGGCGTGCTGGAATGCTTGCAAGGGGTTGCCGACCGGCGAACTGGAAAGCGTGGGCTTAACCGGGGCTCTGGGTAATGAGCTGCTTAAACTGGACCGACTGGAGACATTGCGCCAGGATCTTATCGAACTGCGCGAATGCTTCAAGGAAGCTGGTCTCCCGATAAACCGTAACCAACCTCATAGCGTTGACAGCGTGGATAAGGCGAGTCCCCAGTTGCAGCCGGGCCAATATGCCATTTACTACCTGGACAATTCCATTGGCGAACATGACCGGTACCACCGATTAGCCACCCTTGATATCGACGGCAAATGGGAGGATGAGGACGGCCGGGAGTTGCTGCAGTATGAAGGCGATCAAATATTGAGCGTCTGGCCGCTGTTCGAGTCCGCCGACCTGATGAATATGGCTCAGCTGGTGGATGAAGCTTCCTCAATGCGAGAAAGCTTTATCAGCTATCTGATATCAGAAAACTTAAAGAACAAGCCTGACGTTGACCAGGATGTCCTCTATACCCATTGCGCGAAGTGGGTTGACGCGATGTGCCATACGCCTTTGCTGCTACGCATTATCGAAACTGCTAAATCGGTAGAAGAGAAACCCTGAGCGCAGACAGGCAGCGTTTGAGATAAGCCCCGGCATGAGTCTTCAACCCAGGCTTTCCTTTTCAGCCCCGATCATCATTTCTTTATCGATTCCTCTTTTCAATTTCAGCCAGGCGCGATGCGCCAGGAGCATCCTTATGTCCAAAAAAGGTCAAACCTTCACTATCAACATGTGGCGTCCAGATCCTGAAGAGACGGCGAACATGTGGAAACTTTTCCACAGCGCGGAGCGAGTACAGGATCGTTGGTCAATAAACACGGTACCTCAAATTGCTGAGGAGCTGGCTTCCACGAACCTCTCCCGCGAGGAAAAATTGTTTCTACTGCGCGCCTGGCAAATGCTGGTGGATGACAAAGCAGGCTTCGGACGCTTCATGGGGGCCTTTGATTGCTATGTCCACAATGTCCAGGATCCTACTGCTGAGTACGTGGCATATAAGCCTGAGCTTAAGGCGTGTATTGAAGACGGTCTGATCTTTGAGGAGGTGCTGGAGGCTTACCAGGGCGCTCAGCAGCGCATCATAGAGCTGGAGGCGCTCACTTATTACCTTAAATTGCCGGATGAGCTCGACTTCGACTGTGAGTATGAGCGCGGCGGCCATAGTCCCTCTGATGAGCCGTTCCTGCGCGGGTGCGTAGAGGGCTGGAATCTGGCGATTGGAAAAGTAAGCCAACTCAATGGTGCCACTGGCCAACGACCAACCGCCTGGTACACCGACGATCATAAAACAGATAAATCGGCCACAACCTACGATCCTGCTGTCGCGTTGCGCTGGAAGTCAAAGAGCTGGCCAGTCACTCCGCTCTATGAAAACCCACCAGCTCAGCTATCACCGGCTTTTACAGGCGATTATTTGGATGAACAGCGTGCGGCCGTCATCGAGAGTGTTGCTTCAAAGCGCTGGGGTGTCGGCTATGTATTTGATGGGCTGTTGGCCATCGCCAACAAGCTCCGGCATGGGGTGGGGCATTAAATTCTTGCCAAAAAATGGGGGCTATTCATGGGATTTCATTGATAACTTTAGGGAAAAGATGTTTCATTGGTGCACAGGTTAACTATGGAGAGTTTAAATGTCTTGGGTATGCCCGCACTGCGATACGGCTGCAATTGTCGATGATGAAGATATTGAAATTAATTATTTTGACTTGAAGTCAGGAGAATATGATTTCCGATTTACTACTATGGGTATAACTTGCCCGAATCCAGCATGTGCAAAAGCTTGCATTTGGATGAGCAAAGAGACATTGGTTTATTATGCCGGAGAACTTAAGCCTGCTATGGGTACAAAATCGACATGGCCTATCGTTCCTTCTGGTAAGAAAGAACGAGCGAAACCCTATCCGGAGTATATACCGCAATCTGTTTTGGAAGATTACAGAGAAGCTTGCGCTATTGTGGAGCTTTCACCAAAAGCTTCGGCAACTCTTGCTAGAAGGTGCTTACAAGGGATGATCCGTGGGTTCTGGAAAGTTGAAGCAGACACACTTAACAAAGAAATTTTGGCAATTCAGGACAAGGTTGACCCAGTTGTCTGGGATGCAATAGACAGTGTCAGGAAGGTAGGTAACATCGGCGCTCATATGGAGAAAAACATAGACGTCATTGTTGATGTCAGCCCTGATGAAGCCAATTTGCTGATCGAAATGATTGAAATGCTAATTGAAGATTGGTACATCGCTCGTCATGAAAAACAAGAGAAGCTAAAGCGGATAAAGGAAGTAGCTGCTGAAAAAGCAGCAGCGAGGAAGGTTAAACCTGATGAAAAAGCTGATAATAGCTAGTTTGTTGTTTGTCGCATCAGCTTCTGTAGCAGCTGATGCAACAGTTAAATCAATGGCGCATGCAACTTATATGTGCGGTGAGAGCGGCTTAGTTGTAAAAACTACTGGCCTAACTGCAAGCATCGACGGCGTGAGCGATTACAAAATGTACGCAAGTGATAATCAACCAGCATCTGATACCCTTCCTGGTTTCGTTAGCGTCTCATATCGGTCTGCGACCAATGAAAGCAACTGGTTTTCATTATCATTGACTAAAAAAAGCGAATACATCTCCCTCACAAACGTCAATAAATCAAAAGGCTTAGAGCAGATTGGACTTTCTTGCCAGATTGTTGAGTAAGATCTGGCAAGTGCCTTTCTGTGAAGTGATGAAATTTTATTCATTCTTAAATGGGAGTGGAATGTATGGCTAACGAAAGGCTTTTGATTCCGCAAGATGCTGGCTACTTCCATGCTCTTGGTTTGGCGGCTGTCGCTTTTGCTCGTCTGGAATGGGATGCTGTTTGGTGCTGCGAAAGGCTTCAAAAAGGTTACATATCAACAATTGAACCTAAGAAGAAGACCGCGGGGTTCATTGCTAGAGATCTTGAAGCGTTATTCGGCCGAATTTCAGATCACACGCTTCGCCAAAAAGTAGAACCTTTTGCTACAGAGTTTATTGCTATCGTTCTTGATCGTAACGCACTTTTCCACGGCAAACCTGGAACGACAAAAGAATCTGATCAGAGGCTTTTCCGCTCAGGTATACCTTGGTCAATCCAGGATGTTAATGACTTTGCTGACCGGTGCACGCGGGCAGGTGCTCCACTCAATGCGCTCCTTTACGATGAGCTCAAGGAAAACTGCACCGTTGCGCTTAACTAGTAATTATCCTATTAAAACGTGATTAATCAGTTACTTTGACCCCCAGTTTGATTTCTTCACTGGGGGTTTTTTATTGGTTTATTTTCGGAGAGATTCAAACGCAGCGGAGGAACATAGTAAAAAACTGGAATGATGGCCGTAAAAATGAAAACTCGACAATAAATTGTACGAAAACAGTGATTATTATTCAGGGATTAAATACGCAAGGAGAGAGGAAGGGAAGTAATGGACAACGATTTTAACCGCGTGCTGTTTGAGGAGATGTTACGGCAAACCTATCGTAACGCATCTGGTAAGAAGGCAACGCGCCAGATGATTGAAGACCTCCGCCTCAGTCCGCCCAAGGAAGGATATTCAGATCCGAGCATGAATTTTCTGTGGCTTGGCTGGTGTGCGGCGCATGAGTTGTTTCGTAGCGCGCCGGTGCACATGTTTAAGGAACTATCGCCGCAGAATATCCCCCCAGCTGAAGAAGATTTTCTGAGCTATTACGAAAAACCTGGCAAGTACTACGTGCTACGGATGAGCGAAACCCATACGTTCTGCCTTGCCCATACCCCCGCAGTGGATGCTCCCGTTCCCATGCCAGATCCCTCGCACTGGATGTCGTTATCCGAAAATACGCCTCACTTCGAGGTCGGGCTCGTACACTAAACCTACACCGCTTTAAACCTACCCGTTCAACCGCCCCGTGCTGAAAAGCGCGGGCGGGGTTGTTGACAGGCCTGCATTACCCATGCAGAGCGCCTGACAGGAATTTAAGAGAAGAATCACCAATGAAGAAATTGCACAGCATGATCAGCATTGCGGTGTGCCTAAACAAACACACCGCGAATGGCCAGCCCCTCCGCGTCTCGGATATGAGCAAACATATCGGTCTGTCGATCTCATGCATCGAGGGCTACCTCCAACCCCTAAAAGCTGCGGGTATTGTCGATAGTACCCGCGGTCCGAACGGCGGTTACTGGCTTGTCCGTAACGATCTGACCGTCACCGAGCTCTATCTGGCCGGTAACGAGAAGGAAGATGCATTTGCACCTATCTACGATGCATTGTCTCGGGTCAATCTGTCAGCGTTCAGCGAGGCCGTGTATGGCTGATCTGAAGGTTGTGCCATTTAAGGCCTGCGATAACTCTGTGCATGATCGTGACGAGATCATTCGTAAGCTGGAGGAGTGCCTGGCATTCGTCAAAGAGGAGGGAAGCGATCAGGTTGCCCGGGCTATGGCTGTCGTCTTGCTAACGGATGGACCTGCTGGTGGCCTTCTCAGCTGCTGGCATAACGGTAAAGAGAACCATGAAATGCTCGGCGCCATTGAGTCGCTGAAGGTCGATTTTGTGCACGCATGCATATCGCTATGAAGAGGAAACAACAATGAGTGATTTACATCTGATCCTGACCACGACTCAGCGAGAAGTGCTTGATTCGTTCACAAGGAATTTCGAAGGTCTGCCTAACTGCCGTATTCACCAGGGCTTCTATCAGGAATTACGAAAACATGACGCGGTGGTTTCACCGGCAAACAGTTTTGGCCTGATGGATGGCGGTTTCGATCTGGTGCTCACGCAGCGCTTCGGGGAACAGCTCATGAAGCGCGTCATGATGCATATCGATGAGCATTACCTCGGCGAGCAGCCTGTAGGAACCGCGTTCGTTATTGAAACCGGGCATCCATATACCCCCTGGCATGGTCCATGCCCCGACTATGCGTGTGCCAGAGCTGGTGGCCGGTACAGACGTCGCGTACCGCTCAACTTGGGCCGCGCTGATTGGGATCCATAACCACAACCTGCAGGCTGACGCCGACAAGCAAATTAAGAGCGTTGTCTTTACCGGAATGGGCGCTGGTTGCGGGGAAATGCCTCCGGAAAGTGTGGGCCAGCAAATGGCGCTGGCGTGGGCGCGCTATCATGAAGTATTGAGCGGAACGGCTTACAACGGGATGAGCCGCTGGCAGATGGCCATTAATATTCAACGGCGAGTAATTAGTGCCGTGGTTGGGGTTGAGCAGTAGTTGGCCCGCTTCTCTGCAACTGTGGTTGCCAAGAGCGCAGATGATGCGCTTAGAGCTAACCTTTCTTCGGTAGCTCGTTTTATGACAGGGCGGCTTCTGCGGGCTCTATTACCTTCGGTCAATGATTGCATTTCTCCGACCCTCCACTGGATGTTAAAAGGGGAGGTGGTGCCTCCCCTTTACTTACGTTTCCGCTATCAGTCGAAATACTGGCGGATCAATTCCAAAACAGCAATCATCGCTTCTGCAAGCGCGATCACTCCTTTGAGAATAATGATTAGTTTACTAATCATCCGTTACTCCACTACGTGGAGGGAGTGCGCCGTTGCCTGCTCATGGACGCCTGGCACAACGGTGTCCCCTAAAAATGTCAGTTAATAGATAGCACCCCTCCTGCCAGAGCCCTCTGTAGCGGCACCACCCGTTTACAGAGCCAGGACTTTCATATCATTCATGCAGCGCAGAATGCAGGAGATCGACTAACTATAAAGCTAACCCCCTGATTATACTCTCAAGAAAGAGCACGGGTAAATCGTGAAGGGAACATTCGGGTTGCATGAACGTGATGGAGGGCGTATTCTTTGATTGTTAGTTAATAGAGAGCACTCCTCCAGCCAGGGCACTCCACCTCGGCACTGGAACTGCAAAAACCCGACCTCACCAGTCGGGTTTTTTGCATTATAAAGCAGCTCAATCTCAGTATGGTGTCTCGGGCAGGGCCACCGAAAGGTGGGCCGGATGTCGCCGCGCCGGTTGTTGCAACCCTGTTCGAGTCACCGCCAGCGATAAACTCACTTAGTAATAAAGAGCTGTAGAAAAGCTGCAGCAGCGCTCCCTGCGGCAGCGATTGCGGCGAATAAAGTAGCCCAAAACATTTGGCGCTGTTGTTTGCTGTTATCGCGATGTCGGCGGTTCTGGAGCTGGTATTCGGCTTGAGTTGAGAAGGCTTTACCTGTTGGTCTGTACCCCGTAATGGGTTCCCTTGTTAGTTCCCCGCCATCAACGAACGAGTCAAGGGCCAGTGTCAGCTCACGCTTGATTTGCTCTTTCTTCGGATGTTCCTGCCATCGATGCGAATGGATCTGCGTGGCTATCTGGCTTATTCCAAAAGAATGGCCATCCTTGATGTAGAGTGCAATGGCAACGTCTAAAACGCGCATTCGGTCTTTGACGCTTGGCTCCTGGCTGTTAAAGCGGTGCTGCTGCACTTCATCATTCTGCTGGTCCTTTTCGATGCCTGAGATTACTTTTTGGTGATCTTTACTATCCAATTCTTGTAAATCATCGAATTCAATTCGGTAGCCACGAAAGTAATGTGTTCCATACACCTGAGCAGGTGTTATGTCGACGATATTCAGACGGGCAGGGATGCGAAAAGACTCGGCCTGGGGATCGTATTCTAAGACATCGATGTTATTACCATCCATGCCCGTGAAAAGGTATCCATCGCCATTTTCGCCCCCACGGATATAGACCTCATACATGTCAGCATCACGCAATGCAGAACGAGACAGGGAAAACCGATCAGGAGTGTTTTTCTCGTTGAAAATTGGGAGCCACTTCTTTACCAGATCCTCTTTACGCCACTTATGCCACCACATATTGCTACGCCCCGTTCCGTTTGATATCGGTTAATCATAGCACTGCATTGAATAGCCACAAAATACCTACATCATACATATGGTAAATGCATATCAGATGTATGTTGTAAGCATTTTATGAAACGTTTAGTATAGTATCGCTTTTGATGTCGCCGTTTCAGAAATCCTTGACGCTACTCCGGTTAATCAGGTAGCGTATTGATGCGCCAGCAAAATCTGGCGCCGGGATTGAGACCCCGGAAATACACATGGCGACACAGACGCGCCCGCGTCTTTTTTTGTGTCAGCGCCTGCGCGCACCTATAGAATAATGGTGGCTCGGGCAGGGCCACCGAAAGGTGGGCCGGTTTCCGTGTGTGCCGGTAGTCTCAACCCTGTTCGAGTCACCACCAGCGAGCTTGAGACCTCCGGTGGTGATCTTCAAAATTACACACGGAGACTGCCATCATGGCTACCATCCCTACCCAGACTTTACCCTCAGACAGCCAGCTATCCTCTCTGGCGCTTAACGCGCTGCGCGCATCGATGTTCCTGAGCATCTCAGATCCTGCGTGTGCAGAAACACTGGCCGCGCGTTTACTGGCAACCGGCAATACAGAAAATCTCTCCACATTAAGCGAGGCACAGCTCCAGCTGGATGCTGTTAAGCGCGCTATCTGGCGTGCGTGGGATATGTCACCGACACTGGTGGACTATCGCCGTGCCTGGCTGCTTGACGACGATCTGGACCTGTCGTCGGAAGAAGCGTTTCCCGTACTCCATGCGAAGTTCTCACAGTTGCGTACGCTAATCAGCTGCGCGGAAAAGCTGTTGGAGCCACTGGGCACCAACACGTACCTGGAAGACGTGCGCCAGCTGCTCGGTACCGCCTCCGACATCGCTGGTGGCGCGCTGGCCATGGCTGTGTTTGACGAGGTGGCCGCATGAACCTTTCAAATAACGAGGTAGGCTTCATCGACAGCCAGGATCTATTGAAAATGGTAAACCTGGCACGTAAGCAAAGCGGTGAGAAGTCGATCAGGAACAATGATTTTATCAGCCGCGTAAAGGATGAATTGGATGGTGAGACCTACGAAATTTTCGTAGGTCGTAAAAATGGTGCAGAGATAGAACAGGTCTCAATGTCCTTCAAGCAAGCCCTGCGAGTCGCCGCGCGCGAATCAAAGGCCGTCCGCCGTACGCTGGTGGATAAGCTGGAGTCGATGCAGCAACCCGCGCATGCGCCGGTACCAGCACTTACCACCAGCACCGCCGATACGATCGCTGCGGGCGTGGCATTGCTGGATGGCACCAGAAAATTACTCCACATATCGGATAGCAGCGTGCTCGCGGCCCTGCGCAAACTGCAAAGCGCAGCTGGGCTACCTGACCTGCTTCCTGGCTATGCGGTCGACGCGCCGCTGTCCGCCACGGGCGGCAGCAGTGAGCCAACATCGAGCCTTCGCCAGCTGCTTGCCGAGCACGGCGTTACGCTGTCACCGCAAAAAGCGTATGCCCGCCTCGTGGAGCTGGGGATTGTCGAGCAGAAGACGCGAACCAGCACCAGGGGCGAGAAACATTACTGGTGCCTGACGGCCAGGGGGCTGGAGTACGGTAAAAACCTGACGTCGCCAGGCAATCCGCGCGCCACGCAGCCGCACTTTTACGATCATCGGTTCGACCAGCTGGTGGCGTTGATGTAACGCACCGCCTGAGAGACGGGAATAGCCTACAGGTGAACGGCTATTCCCATGAATGACAGGCGAAAAAAAACCGCCCCCGAAGGCGCGGCTAAAAACTGTCTAAGACCGTTTTTTGGGTTACTTGGTCTGAGTAATAACGTTGACCTGGAAGGTATTACCGGAGATGTTAATCCCTGGGCCTTCGGAGGCAACGAACGACTTCAGAACAACGAGCAACACCACCGTTAAGATGGAATTTCTCATTTCTTCGCTCCTTTGTGGGAGCTATGTGGCGCTGCTTAATTTGAGTTTCCCGCAATGCCAACGACAAGCAGTGTCAACTTACGAGTCTTCATAGCAGAGTTTATCGGGATCTCCGGCAAGCTCAACCAGGGGTTCCTAATCCCCGACCATTGACCGTGTATTACGAGAACAGTTGGCGGCTTCCGCCGTCGGTAATCGTGTCTGGAAAAAGTCATTACTTGATCCAACCACATGATCAGATAGTTCATAAGCTCATTAGCTACATAACATATCTATCAATTTACCAAGACCAATGGTCAAAACGTTTCTCATCAATACGTCTGCTCAGACAAAAAGATGACGAATCAAGAGTATAAAAAAACAATACCCTAAACAAGGGATCGATCAGATTAATCTGCTTCCACGCATAGTTTTATTGATAATTGATGATTCTTCGTACACAATGAGGGTGTCAACTTACGAGTCTTTATGGCTTGCCCGCGCTGCTCCTAACAGCCCGGGGGAAGAAACCGCCTCCCTAAGGCGGTTTCTTTTTGTCTGAACCCCTCCAGTATTTTCTCTTCATTCCGACCGTATGTTCTGCTCATCCGGAGTTCTCAATGCGAGTTATTAGCTATACCTGAGCCAGCCAAAACTTGTCGGCGGCTATGCTGCAAACAACAGAAGATCATGCACCGGTTCTCATCGTCAACCAGAACGGCGTGTCATGCGTACTGATGTCGCTGGATGAGTACAACTCTCTTGAGGAAACTGCATACCTGATGCGCTCCCCGGCGAACGCCAAACGCCTGTTGAGCTCTATCGAGAGCCTGAAAGCTGGTGGCTAAAGTCAGTTCTGACCCGATAGAGTACTCAACGCGGGCTATTTTCTGATTTTTTAGAAAGTGGTACCTATCCGTTACCCCTGGCAACCATAAGTGTTTAACCTTGCCCTTATTTGATTAAGGGATTATGCAATGGATACTGTAGAGGAACTTGGCGGGACGTATTTCTATCACGGGAATGAGAACGTAACCCCACAGGAGCTATTTTTGCTGATATTTGTGGAGGGTTTGGCGAACCATCTGGGCGTAACGGTAGAGACTGCTGCAACAATCCTGGCAGGGCAACCTATTCTACCCAAGCGTAAGGTGCTGGGCGCGTCTGGTTCGCGTACAAGTATCGCCTCCAAGTTAGCGCGGCGCATTTTAAAGGGAGTCCGCTTTCCTGAAGGCGTGAGGGTGGAGACCATTATCGGTATGGGAAAAAAACGATACACAAATAAGGTTGGAGCGGTAGTGGGAAGGGCCGTTCCCTATATTGGCTATGCCCAGGCAGTCATCATCTTTGCCCTTGTGGCCAAAGAAACCAGAACCAAGTACAACCTCATAGCCCGACCGAAAGATCGGATTGCCTGGACCTACTTCTAATGTTGTTGCCAGATGAGCAAGAGTTTCTAAATTACATCACTGAAAACTACAGTGAGCGTAAGCAACCCGCCAGGAAGGATTGGACATTTCAGGAGCATTTCAACCTCGTTCCTGAAGACCTGGAGGATATGCTGCTCGACCTTTTCAACCGGTATGGAATCGAGCACAGCAACTTTGTCATGGACAACTACTTTGAGCCGGAGCTCTTTTGGTTTCAGTTCGGGCTTAGAAAGAAGTTTCGCGATCGTCAGTACAAGCCGCTAACGCTCGAAATGATTATCGAGTCTGCCAAGGCGGGACGCTGGCTGTATGACTAAGGGGCTTTGCGCCCCCTACGTTCTCTACGCAGACTGGCGTTCGTTCCAGGCATCACTGAAGATGATATTCCCGTCGTTATGCTTCCAGGTGATCTTCTCGTAACGCAACTCCACCGTCTCCATATGGTTTTCGTTCGGGTTATCCCCGGGTGCCATTGCAGGGGAGATAGAAACGATCTGTACACCTTCAAGTAGCATGTTGAAGTACTCCTCCTCCTGCCCATGGTAGTTGATCCGGTACCATTTTATTTCTGCTGATACCAGTTTCTGGCCGGTAGCTACTGCCTTATAGAGGTACGGGCTTGAGCAATCGAACTCTTTAATGATCAGCATAGGCGAGTGCATACGTGTACCGGTTATTTTTCCGGTGGCGTCATCGGTTGGGATCGTGAGGTTGTGGTGGAACCCTTTGACCTCGATACTGCATTCTCTGTCCTGGACATCAACTCCGCCTTTAATTAATGCGCCGCCGTCGTCCTTTAGCCATAAGTAAGCTGGTATAGCCATTTCCCTATTTCCTTATCTCGTTGAATAACGTCATTGTCAGGAGATATATAACCGTCGTAATGAGAAGAATGGTCATCATTCCGATGTAGGTATAAATCTCGTATAAACTGTCCTGGCCTATCTCGTCTGGCCCATACAACATCTCGCAAATACGGTTAGACCAGATATAGCTAAACCACCCGTCAGCGGGCCCCAGCGCGCGCCCTACAGGGAGGGATAATGCGATAAAGTAGACCGTCTTCACCGCTCTACGAACAAGTGTCGGCATTACCATCGTCAATCACCTCTTTCCATACTTGGACCATGTTTACCGACCGTTTATCTCACCATTGGACTGGATGTTCGGCATGGCCTGCATCTTCTCGACAGGGTTCGAACATTCGTAAGAGCGTATTGGTCTCATCGGTTGGTCATCGGCATTCAGCCACTCAGAGGTGAGAACGGCAGGCTGACCGTCATCGTACGTATACAGGTTGTATAAGCCATAAGTTCCGCCCATTTCGGGGTAGGCAACGAATCGAGTCTTGATAACGGGCGAGCCCATCATTTCTATACGTTCAATTTTTATGTGATCCATCTTGGACGGCCCGCCCTTGGTCGGGATGTTATCGATAAAGATAGCCCCTTTTTTATCGAAGACAGTCACCTTCAACTTCTCGCACTTCAGCTCAATCGAGTGATCTTTCGCTGCGTTCCCTGCTACCGGCACCAGCAGCGCTAATGCCATTACTGCGCTTGAAAACCTCATTCCTTTTCCTTCCATCACTGTGTCAATTCACTCCAGCGTATGCCCACACCTGGTATGGAAGTTAAAACCAGATCATGTTTACTGCCTGCCGTTGTTACTTTCAGATAATGACCAGGCAATTTTTAATCAAATGAAGGAGTTAGCTCATGAAAGTTCCAGAAAAGTATCGTGTTAAATCCGGCCCACTTAGCACCACTGCAGAAGATGGCAATAACGGCCTGTTTGTCATCCCCCGCGGGAACGGCTCGAAGCAGAGCCTGACGGTCATCTCCAGCGACGGCGGCGATTGGGAACACGTCTCTGTTTCAATGAAGGACCGCATGCCGACGTGGGAGGACATGGATTACATCAAAGGCCTCTTCTGGGATCCGACTGAGGCCGTGATGCAGTTGCACGTGCCTGAAGCGCGGCATATCAACAATCACCCGTTCTGCCTTCATCTCTGGCGCCCAGTTGCTGGTGGTATTCCAATGCCGCCTCAGTTCATGGTTGGCCTGCCCGGTGCGGAGTGGTGCGCGCCTGCTGGTGAGCCGAACAAATGAGCCGCAACCTGTTTTCTGTGGAGTGGCTGGAAGGGCATAAGCAACGTATGGCTTCCTCCGGCCGTAAACGTAAAGACGATATAACGGTCATGAAGGGAGAGCGGGTGCTGTGTGAAAGCTATAACCGGTTATCACAATCGCCTCACCTCAAGGCGCTCAACATTCTGGAGCGTAACCCGCGCTTACTGGAAGGCAACGCCGAGCATTACGAGCAAGTGCGGATCCTCTGGCATTTCGAACAGCACAACCCCGCGCTTTATGCGCTGCTACACGCCACACCGAACGGTGGTCAGCGTAGCAAGGCTACGGCCGGAAAAATGAAGGCGGAAGGGCAAAAGGCTGGTTACCCGGATATGTCGTTAGATAGTCCTCGCGGCGCGTATCACGGTATGCGTTTAGAGCTCAAATTTGGCAAAAACAGGGTCTCCGAAGACCAGAAGAAGTGGCTGAGGACGCTTGATGCCGAAGGGTATTACTGCGCTGTCGCATATGGCCATGCTGAGGCCATTTCACTGCTGGTGGGGTACTGGAACCTGTCAGCAAGTGCAAAAATGCCTGATTACAAGACAGATCATCTCTGGAGGTGAGACTTTTTTGGTCAAAAAAATACTCGCAAGATAATTAATGTTTAGTAAAGTATCATTATTGATTGGGTGCAATATTTGAGATCGCAGGTATGTTTTTCAAGCCAAAATATCATTTTTATCTTTACGTCTTTCATAGTGACGGCCAGCTCGTCGAAGCAACCCTCTGCTATAAAAAAAACGTCATAACCAGCCCGCGTTTGATAGAAGCTAAGCGTAAAGCCGGTGTGTCTGATACCGCTGTCATAATGAACATTTCATATTTGGGACGAATGACGAGGCAAGATTATGAGCTCGTCCTATGAGTCACTGGTGAGTAAGATAACCTCTAAAGAAATTTCTGATGTGATGCTTGAGCTACGCCAATGGTTCAATGCTCGTGAGCTGGCCGATTTATTAAGACGCCGTTATCCTTGCCGTAAGGTTGAGGTTAATGACGTCTACAAACGGCTTGTAGAGTTCAGCGAGTCTTCTAACGCCCATTGTGAAGTTGATATGTCAGTTCGGCCACGCCGGTTCCGGTTGCGCTCTATCCGGGCCGAGTATTTCAATGAGCTACGCCGCCAACTGTTGCGCAAAGGTGTCGCTGAGTGGGAGGTTAATAGCCTGCTGGGGAATGGTGCGCTAACTGAGGAGGAAGTAATAAATAGCTGGAAGTACGCCCATGATATGTGGGATGCGATGTACCGCCGTAATCGCACGTGTCGTCAGAGTGTAGCGAGCAAATAACTCAGCTTTTGCCGTGCTTAGCCAGGCGCTCAAGAGCCGCTTTCAGTTCTTCAGGAGCGTCCTGGGCGACATACTCCAGCACCGCAGCGCTATCAGCACCTAAAACGCTGACATACCCTCTTTTTCCTGTTTCTTTCCCAACGTCATTGTTAATCCGCACCTCGATCGCCAGAAGAGATGGTAATAAGCCGTTCTTCAGCTCGCGCTCCATTTTTGGCAGCGCCTGGCGCAGTCGCAGCTGCCAGGCTGGGCTGGCCACTTCAAGTATCAGCGTCGCGTCACGATAGTTGGCAACGCGAAACCATGGGGCGAGCGATGCTGGTGCCACCTTTTTTATGGCACTATCCAACCGCAACAACTTAGCAGCGCGCGCCTGTATGCGTTGCAGCTGCTCCCCTTCCTGATCACCAGTCGAACTCATTGAAACTAGTCCTTATTTTTGCTTAAAGCCAGCGAAACGATCACGGCCAGGAATGCAGTTTGTGTGCTGATCACATGCATCCAGTGATCTGATCACCGGGGTGGAGTTTGGATATGATCGCCTGCGTTGTAGCATTATAGCGAGTATAAGCAGTGTCTGACGACAAGCAGGGTTGGCCTTTTCACATTGAAAACTACACACAAATGGCACTCGATACAGGAGTGTCCATTGCTGCGTATGCTGAAATGTACGGGCTCAACCCGAATACATGCCGCCGCTACCTCCGCAAACCGAACGACACACCGCAGGCAAAACCCGCCCAAAAAACTACAAAAAAAGGCCTGATCACTGATCGGGCAGATGATCTCTTCTCCGATAAAAAGGAGATCAAACAGAAGCGGTCAAAAGACCGGCAGAAGAAAAACACTGACTTAGGGGAAGTGAAGGGGCACGAGCGCACGTTGGCGGGCGGAAAAGCAATATTCGACGCCAACGGCAAGTTGATCAAATTCACGAGAGCCCCGCGTGGGTCTATCGACACCCAGTTCAAGCCTGGTAACAAGGCCAACCGCAATCCGATTCTTCACGGCGCCTACGTCACTCCGACTGACCAGGATATCGCTCAGGCTCAACACCTGATTGAAAGCGGCATCATGGAGTCGATAGACGAGTACCTCATCTCACATAACCTCGCCCACCTGTTACTTATCAGCCGCAGCCGCGACCGCTCGCTTGAAATTTTCGACGAGCAGGAGCGTGAGCTGGTGATGGTCAATCAAGGGGGAAAGCGCAAGAAGAAAGATGACGATGATGGTCCGGTTCGTGATGAAGTGCCGCCGGAGTTCAAAAAGCTCTCAATGCTGGTGAACGCCTCTGAAGCGATAGCCAGTATCACCCGAAACATATCGTCGGTGCGGCAGGTCCTGGATAAACGCCGCAAGGAAGCCGAGAAGCGAGATCTCGATGGTGAATATCGCGAGGCGATTGTTGATGCATTCCGGCTGCAGGAGCTGCATAACTGGACAGCACTGGAAACGGCCGTATTCATCGAGCGCCAGGGCTTTAAAGTCCCGGCTACCCTGGCCCTTATCGTTCAAAATGAACTGAAATTACCGCCACCAGCTGATGATACGAGCAATGTTGATGAGGAGCAGCTTGATAAAGAGGCTCGTGCGTACCGAGACAAGCAGCGTGCAGCCGAGGAATTCAGAACTAACCGGCGTAAAGATGTGTCGGAGATCGTTGATAAGCGCGGGTATGGCGATATCGATGAGAACGGCCAACAGCGCGCGGACCTGGACTACGGCTATGACGAAGAGGACGGTGAAGAGTGGGATGATGAAGAGGAAGACCAGTGGAACGCTGATGAGGGTTCTGCGTAATGGCTCACGGTCGCAAAAAGATAAGGTGCGTCACGTCAGATCCTCGTTGGTATGAGCTGGTCCGTAAGTACCGATACCAGTGGGGGCTTGCTGCAGTGCAGCTCTTCGGTAAAACGCCTACCTGGCAGCAAGACCTGATACTCGACTCAGTACAAGATTCCGGCAGCCGAACGACGGTTTCATCCGGCCACGGTACCGGTAAATCGGATATGGCCAGCATCATGGTTATGCTGTTCCTAATCCTCTTCCCACATGCCCGCGTTGTGCTGGTTGCGACGAAAATCGGGCAGGTCCGTAACGGTATTTTCAAATACATGCGGCAAAACTGGGCTGAGTGTACGAAGCGCTATCCGTGGCTGGCGGAGTACTTCATCCTTACCGACACTGCGTTTTACGAGCGCACCCAAAAAGGCTCGTGGGAAGTTGTGGCGAAGGGTTTCCGTCTGGGGAATGAGGAAGCCCTTGCCGGTGAGCATGCAAAGCATCTTTTCTACATCATTGACGAAGCCTCAGGGGTATCTGATAAGGCGATCGGCGTTATCAAAGGGGCGCTGACGCAGGAAGACAACCGCCTCTTACTCACCTCACAGCCTACTCGCCCGAGCGGCCACTTCTACGATAGCCATCACTCGCTTAAACGCACTCCAGCCTATCCTGAGGGCTATAACGCGATCGTTCTCAACAGTGAAGAGTCACCGCTTGTCACCCTGAACTTTATCAAAGAGAAGCTGGCCGAGTATGGTGGGCGTGATAGCCCTGAATACATGATCAAGGTACTCGGTAGGTTCCCGTCGATGTCGAACGAGTTCCTGTTAGGGCTTGATGAATGTGAGCGAGCTGCACGGCGCCCAATTCGGCTTAAAAAGGGTTGGGGATGGGTGGCATGTTGTGACGTCGGGAACGGCCGAGACAGTTCCGTGCTTTCCATATTCAAAATATCCGGTAACCGTAACCGGCGTCGCGTGATACCGCACCGCGTCATTGAATATGCGGGTACCATCGACGCTGTGAAGTTCGCCGACGTGATCGTTGCTGAGTGCCGCGCCGACGTATACCCGAATATAAGCATTGTGATCGATGGGGATGGTATCGGTCATAACACAGCTACGCTGGTGGAACGCGCAGGGCTGCAGGTGCAGCGCATACGATGGGGGAAACGTATGCACAGCAAGCAAGATAAGAGCAGATTTATCAATCAGCGCGCCTATGCAAATATCGCAGCTCGTGACGCACTGCGCAGCGGGCGGTTACGGCTCGATCCTCAGTCCAAAGTAGTGCAGCAGGCATCAAAGATACCGGCATCCCTTAATGAGCTGGGGCAATGGGTCATTATGAAGAAAGAGGTTATGCGCCAGAAGTTCAATATAAAATCACCCGACGTCTGGGACACGTATTGCTTTGCATTCCTGGCGAACTACGTCCCGGCCAACCAGGACGCGTATTATGACGATGATAGAGAAGAGGCTATGCGCCGGTACCTCAAAGGGCAAGCCGCTTAAGCTTTCTGTTGCTTGGCCTTTTCTTGCTTACGCTTAGCCACCAGCTTACGCTGAGCTTTGCGTACGTTCTCGCGGCGCATCTCAGCACGCAGCCGTTCTTCATAATCAGCAGTGATCGCGTCAACGATCTCAAGGTCATAAAGCTTACGGCTCTGCATAGCAATGCACGGAACAGGCTCCACCTGGTCATATACCGAATAGCGCAACTGGGGCGTTGAGAGCTCCACGCCAGTTGAATCGAGATTCTTTTCACGAATGAACATGCCGTGCGCGCTGACGTGTACCGTTTCGCGCTTCGACTGACCGACAACGTAAAGATAAACCTGCATATCACGGTAGCCACCTTGGCGCGCACGGAAGCGATGGTCGGGATCATATTTCCCGAACCGCTCTTTCTCTTCCATGAGCGCATCAAGCAACTCGTTATCGCCGTCCTTTTTAGCCCTTTTGATCGCCATGTCTATGCGCTTAAGGACATCGGTCGTAATGTAGTTTCTTACTACGGTCGCTGTATTGAAGGTGATGCGTGCGCCGCGCACGTTCTCATGTATGAACGGTATGGGGTAAAGATCTGAAGAGCTGCGCGGAAAGCGTTTGTCGTCGTAAGAGCTGAGCTCTTCAACAAGTGCTTTCCACTTCTCAATGCGGGCAACCCAAGTCATGTATTCTGCTTCAGAAACGATAACGACCGGTCGAGATGCAACACCGGTTTCATCGACATCGGCAAACCTGGCACTTTTATGAGCAGCTTTCAGGAACTCACTTTTGTGCTGGAGGAATTGCTTATAAGTAGCTTCAACCGATGGTGACATATTACCCGCATAAATTAATAAGGCCGTGATGATGGCTGTATTATAAGCGCTCCACTTACTAAGGGAACCCCTAATACCGAAGATTTAAGCACGAAAGCGAAGGTTTAGGTGTGATTTGACTTATAGATTGCTTGAATGTGTTTGCGTAGTTTGAGGCGGCAATCACACTTGCCCTGACATCCACAGAAGTACGAACCGGCATAGAGACGGTCGGTTAAAGCACTAATAAGTTTTCGGTCATTGATCAAAAGAAACATGTCACGGCGGAGACGTTCGAGGTACGAATAATCGATTCTTTTCATTGTATTTGTCGTCATGAATAACTCTTTAGTGTGATATTACTTTGTTAAGCGTTAAAAATGTTGTCCTTGGTAACATTTCTCGGACAAGTACCATTCAGATCTATCTTTCTGGCCCCGTCTACGCCTACACGGCTAATCATTCTCTTGAGTTCCATTCATGAAACATATGGTAACGCACGTTACTAACGTCAAACGCAAGAAAAACTTAAAAAGTAATATAATGGCACTTATATTACTTTAGGGGTTAGAATGAGAGGGGGAATTGCATGTGCGCTACGTGAAATCTGGCGTACTGAGCCTGCCAAAAATTAAAAGAATTTACGTAGCGTCACCTTGTTTGCAGCTTGAATGGACTGAAATTGAATAAAATTACGCCTGTCGTACCCGGAAAACATGAGGTCAGCACGGTAGTTCAGGGTGTCGATGCTGCTATTGCAGAAAATCTGCGCAAGTTTGTCGAGGACCGTGAAGCCTATTCATCAAAGACCTGGACTCAACTTGAGCACGTTTTTCGCGCTTGGGGCCGTTGGTGCTGGGAACGAAACTATCCGCTATTGCCGATCCACCCGGGCCACCTCAGAGAATACGTCCTTCATCTGGCAAATCACTACAGCGTCAATTCTGTGACACTTCATATGTCTCTGCTCGCTATGCTCCAGCAACAGGCACAGCTCGTTCCGGCCAACAACCATCCTGACGTAAAGCGGGCAATGAAGAAAGTGCGCCGGTTGTCTGCCGAGAACGGCGAATACACCGGCCAGGCTATTCCGTTTTCGATTCACGATCTGCGTACGGTCGCACTGGTCTGGCAAGATTCTGACGACATAGCTGATGTCAGAAACCTGGCTTTTCTTGCGGTCTCGTATCATACGCTGCTTCGAATTTCTGAAGTTTCACGCTTCAGAGTGAAGGATTTTCAACCTTTGGCGAACGGTATGTCTACGCTATTCGTGGGTAGGACAAAGACCAACCTCTCTGGCGACGGTACAGTCAAAGCTCTCGGTAAGTGGGCGACGCAGCTGGTTCAAAACTGGATAACAAAATCAGGGCTGGATGAATGGCCGGATGCCATTCTCTTCTCTCCGGTACACCGTGGCGGCCGAGTGCGGATCACAACAAGCCCCATGGCGATAAAAAATCTGGAGCCCATCTATCATGCGGCCTGGTACGCGCTGAATACTGATCCTGCTGAGACACAAAATGGCCGTTATGCAACATGGACCGGACACAGCGCCCGTGTCGGTGCAGCATGCGACATGGCCGAGCGAGGCGTGAGTCTCCCCCAGATAATGCGAGAAGGGGGCTGGAAGAAGCCTGAAACGGTATTGCGGTACATCCGCCGTAAAGAGGCTTTTAGTTCAGCCATGCTCGACATAACAGATGAAGAAAGTTAAGTTCCGCTCCATATATTAATGATCACACACTAAACGTTTATTATCTTGCTTTGAGCAAAATTCAGCCTAAAATACGTAGTAAGCAAGCTGATCCTATCTACTTCCAACACCCTTCAGGGCCACTTCGGTGGCCCTTTTTTTTTGGTGAAAAACTATGGCGAATAGAAAAATCCTGGCGGTATGCCTGTCGACTAAACAGCCCGCATACGCGACCGCTGCGTGGCTTGATGAGCACCTGGGCATACTTGACTTTAAGCCGTTACCCCCGCAGCGCAGCAAACTCGATGCCGCACTACTCCCTCTCCTTGAAGAGCATAAGAAGGACGGCTATCACATGATTATCGACGATGCTAGCGAGCGTATTAGCAGGCGTTACGGCATTCCGTTCCGTCTCAGCAATCTCGATAATCACGGTCGCCCTATGCTCATTTCTTCACTTGAGCTCTATAAGGAACTTCAGAACCAGGCAGCGATCACTTATCCGAAGGGACTGCAAGGCATGTTTAGCGTTCCGGAGTCGATTGTCGATGAAGATACTGATCCACGCGGGAACACGATATTCCGCATCGACTGGGCCAGCATCACCACACAGCATGTTTTAACCCTCCTTTGCGTGCAGGGTACCACTTACAACCAGGTTGGCAGTGCAGAGTACATTAATGCGATGGTTTGTGATAACACACTAAACAATAATTCGAATCCATATAGCCCCCTTAGCGCTGTCATCTCTGACTATGAGCGGAGGAGTATTGAGAACATTGGCTCAGAGATGACCGGCAAGAAAGGGATCCTATGAGCGAGTATTCGAGGCTTGATGACCGTGTCGTAAATGATGCGGTCATCCGCACATATCTATATAGAGACATCACACAACGCGTGGCGGGCAATGACAGTGAGCTGATCACCCGGTGCGTTCTAGAAGACGAGGAATACCGGCCGGACCTGCTGGCGTTTCGGGTTTACGGTTCTGGTGGGCATACGCTGAGATGGTTGGTCTCGCTGGTGGCCGGGAACGAAACTGAAGATTTGCCCCTTCCTGTTGGCGAAACACTGGCTCTTCCCCCTTTAGCATGGGTGCGTGAACGCATCCGGCACTGGTCTACTGTTGCGGAGCTGGAGTAATGGCTGCGGTTGAACAAGACAGCGCAGGCCGCTGGCTAACAGCAGGATTAAGCCCGCGTTCGTTTAACACAATCTTTAATAAGATTCAGAAAGCACAGCGCAGTAACCGGCGCGGCGCCCGCCGCACGTTAACGCCTGGCATGTTGCATAACAAGGAGCTGGAGAAGTTTCTTCAGCTGGGGAAAAAGAAAGAAGGGACGTTTTTCACCGCCGACGATATGAAGCAATTCATAGAACGGCGTAAGACACATCGTTCTACTTTCGCCAGCGACGTCCCGGGCATTACATGGTCGCAACTCGCCGCTCAGTCAACAAAGGCTGACATCGACCGCGCGAGCAACCGGGTTGATGACGGTACCGGCATAAAAAAGGCCATGTTCATTGGCATCCAGCATGATCTAGCCATGGTCAATGTCGCTGCGTCTGACGTTTCCAAGCACCAAAATCACCGCGTTCGCATTCGTTTTGAGACCTGGGACCAGGCTGTTGAGAAAGCAGCAAATCCCGAAGCCGATATCAACAAAATCACACGCAAAATGTGCGCCGACCGCGTCTCTATCGACTGTGATTGCGGCCGTCATCAGTACTGGTTCCGCTATATGGCCACAGCAGGTAATTACTGTGTCGCCCCACCAAAAGAATATGCCTTCCCGAAAATTCGGAACCCAGATCTGAAGGGGGTCGCGTGTAAGCACGTCCTGCACGCAATGAATCGCTTTCAGTCCCGAACCTGGCAGATGCAGCTGGCGACGCAGCTGAGGAAAAGCGCGAAACGGGTAAGTTTCGGCGATGATGCGAAGAAGACCTCTCGGTTCTTTTCCGAAGAGGAAATGGCCGCAATGGCCCGCAACCGGCGCAATACGATAGATCAGGGCGCTTTACGTAAAGCGTTCGAGCAGTATCAGCGCAACCAGGACAACTTCAGTAAATCGATGAAGGGAAATAAGCAAGCGGTCGAGAAGCTTAGATCCTCCCTCAAGAAGTCCAGAACACTCAGCCAGCAGCAGAAAAAAGCCCTTAAAGAAGCTCAGGAGCGAGAAAAAAAGCTCATACAGGAGCGGGATGCGGCCAAGAAGCTGCTGCAGGACCAACTGAAGGTCAAAAAGAACTCTTTTATCGACGCGCTGCGCATGGCCGGCAAAACAAAAGCAGAGGCAGAGGACATGTTTAAACAATGGCTTGAGCAGCAGATGAGGACACAATGACTCGTATTTCTTTCGATGATTTCTTTCAATCACCACCAGATCCGGTTACGCCGCTGCCGCCAATACAGACAACCGAGCAAGTCGTAACCTCAGAGCTGGTGGCCGAAGATAACCCCCCGGGAGCTGGGGAAGAGCAGCAGGACGAGATTCTTCCTTCTCCCTCTGGTCCCGTCGTTCCTGCAGGCGCAGGTCAGCAAAGTTTCGACAGCGCGCGCCGACGCTACGAGGGGCACTCACCGCTTAATGATCTCGTCCGGGAGGATTGGATCAAGGTGATAGAGATAAGCCCTGACCGCTTTGATGCCCTTCTCTATCGTGCGATCCCACCAGCCGAACCGGCATCGGAACAGAAGGGCTATGAACAGAACATGGTTGGCGTTCTTTCCGTCCACCAGCAGGAGCTGTCATACGATTCGCCGGTATGGGTGCCGGTGCTGGACTGCCCTGACGAAATGCAGGAGTTTAACACCGTCGACAGTGACGACGATGGCGTCGGCGTGCCTGATAGCGTCCTGATACTACGTATCGGCTCGACCGGTATCCCGCGCGGTTCGATCCTTGAGTTTGAAGAAGAGATAAACAACGGCGAATATCGCCGCGCCTGGTGGTACGTCCTGGACATTCACAACTACGGTACAGTGGGCGTAGGTAGCCTGTACTACTGCGTTCCATGCCGCTCATTTGAAGGGATTCTCGATGGCTCTGCTTAACCCTACCCTACTCGCCCGTCTATATAGCGAGCATCTTGAGCCCACCGGCGTTCGTGAGGTTTCTGATCTCAATGACGTTGACGTGGCATTTTGCAATAACCTGCTTAGAGCCTTTGAAGGCGTGGTGGTTTCGGACCTCAGGCGAGAAACGAAGCCATTCCATGCCTGGTTAAACCGGGCCCCTTCGGATCAGATCATCTTCGGCGAGTTTGACGATGTTCCGAGCTTTCTTGACGCTTATCAGAAGAGCGGAACGGGGCGTAACCAGGAGGCTGGCACGCGCAACACGTTGGCTCTGCCGATCATAAATGTCAGCCGTTCCGTCGACTTTTCACTCTATACCGGCGAGATCACCCGCGACATGCCCTGGTGTGCAACCTTGGTTAACGTCGACAAAGAAACGTACGCCGTTTTGAGCAAAACACACGCTGAGATAAGTTACAACGTCACGATTATCAGTGATGAACGCTACACGTTAAGCCGGATGAGCACCACGTTGGGATCGTGGCTATGTTTGCTGGCGACGCACGGCGTGACGAACTTTACGGCCAAAACGAAGCTGGCAGAAGCTGATATTGAACTGGGGGTAGAGTTAACTGACCCAAAAAGCGTGATGTTCAGCAATGTGTCCCTTCCCCAATCTGAGAACCGGATTTATGCCACGCAAGCGATGATTACGGTCGTTGCTGACGTAATGGTCGCCTACGGCGTGAAATCTTCAACGCGGCGCATAAACGTGAAAATGGGGGTGAACGATGGCCGATAAGCAGCAGCTGTTTCTGCAAAAGCTCAGCATAAATGGTCACGATATCCCGCTTGAGCTTCTGGTCACATTCGCTTATATCGAGGCCAGTGACCTTTCAGGGCCGCAAATGATAGCGACCTTACGCGATATGACCGGCACGCTGGTGGACAACGTAGGACTCAAAGAGGGGGCAATTTGCGTATGCAACATGGGTGATCCGGATGGATTAGGCGGCGTTTTATTTCAGGAGACGTTTCATGTAGTGCGGGCACCCGCGATGCAGGACCAGGTAACCATCATGGCGTTCGCTAAAAACGTATTCGACATGAAGCAACCTGCCGGTGCCGCGCGATTCTTTAATGACCGCGGCGCAGCAACGGTCATCGCAGCTTTATCGCCAGGCGTGAAGCTGGAGGCCGACTGCTTTAAACGTCAAGGGACCTGGCATCTGAACAACGGGCAGACCCCTTCACAACTGTTCAGGGAGATCGCGCGAGATCACGGTGCCTTGTTATTCAGCTGCCGGGGTAAGCTGCACGCCAAAAGCCTGGCGAACCTCGGCCGCGCGCGAGGTGCACTGCGCTATGAGGTCAACAACCCCAAAGCAGAGTACACGCTGTCCCACTTCGCCAACGTCAGCAGTGATTATGAATACACGCACGCGCATGTCACGCGGCCAGTCGGATATTCAATGACCGATGGCTACAGGGTTGCTCAGGGAGAACGGAATCAGCCCGTATCACTTTATCCAGTCTCGATCCAAGGTGCGTTGAATAACCAGAACAAGTACCTGCAACCTCTTTTCGACGCTGAGTGTGCGGGTAATGGCGCCCTTATGCCCGGTGTGGTTCTCGATGTCATTGTTAACCGGTATAGCGATGAAAACCCGATCGATGAATCGCTTCCCCCGCGAATGATCATTGACCGCGTTACCCACTATCAGGACCGCTTCAGCTATCAATGCCGCATCATTTTAGGAGGAGTAAGACCATGAATGGAAAATTAACCGGTTGTTACCGCGCGCGTGTTGTCGATGTAAAGCACCCGAAAAGCCTCATGATGGCCAAAGTGAGTGTAGACGCGTTGTGGCATGGTGTACCAGATGATGCCTGCCCCTGGGCTGAGTACAATCTTGAGATCGGCGGTGCGTTTGCCCCATGCAAAATCGGAGACTTGGTCTGGGTGGACTTTCCGTATGAAGGGGACTCTCGGCGACCGCGTATAATCGGAGCCTGTCAGGATGCACCTGGTGGCGAGCCTAATGTCCCACCGGAGAGCTGGGGCGGTGCTGATGCGTATCAACCTCCTGAAATTGATGATGCACCGCCGTTGCGCGAGCTTAAGCCGACGGAAGATTATGTGTATAACCGCAATGGTCTACTTGAGATACGAACGGGAGGCGGTGGCTGGAGTGTTACTCACCTTGCTAGTGATACGACGATGGGCATGAACGAGAACGGGCAGATATTCATTATTAGCTCGCAGAACGTGTTTGTTCAGGGCGCAACCGGCGTAAAAGTGAAATCAGGGGCAGACCTTGAACTGGAAGCAGCAGGGGATATCAAATTGAAAGCGGGTGGAATGGTCGAGTCGACAGCTGGTAGCGACACAGAATTTAAATCCGTAGGCTCATTTAGCGTCAACAGCGGACAGAACACCAAAATAATTTCTGAGGGCTCATTTAGTGCCACCAGCGGGAAAAACACTGAGATCATATCGGGCATGTCATTCAATTCGACGAGTAAGCTCGTCACTTTCATGCAGGGATAGAAGCAGAAGCTGGCTCTCACCAGCTTCTGATTGTTACAAAATTAAAGGTAATGCAACGATCCCGAGAATAACTAAAGCGAATACTATTGTTAAGACCTGCGCAGTTACTGATGCCTTTAAAAAAGCACCAAATACATCTGCCATAAAGCTCTCCTATAAAATTCAGGGCATAGGAGCACCGCCGTACAATCGGTTGACGCGGATTTACCCGACGGGTAATATCTCTATTGACTTATATGCCACCAATTCCAAAGCGGTGCATAGTTTCGAGACAATTTGCGGTTGTCCTCGAAGTTGAAAAAGAATCTGATTGCGTCAGGTTCTTTTTTTTCGCCTCAACAAGTTGATAAGGCCTTCATTCACTGACATTTCTATGCTTTGCCAGTGAATGTGCAAAGTTTACCATTTCCGCGGAGTGGCATGCATTGCTAATTGGGCAAAAAAAACAAATATTTACCATAACACACTGATATAAATGGAATTATTTTTGTGATTTCTTCTCTATCTTTTGTTTTTTGGGGATTTTTTCACCAATTGACTGTAGATTGTCAGTGTTTAAAAAAGCTCTTTGTATGAAGCTTTCAAGTACGTTCAATAATTTTTTAAATTCCTCTTCGGTGGGATGCCAACCTCTATGAGCAGCAGCGCTTCCGGCCTCGGTTACAATCATTAACTGTTTGCGCTCTTCAGTTCCGATAAATCCCTTTTCGAAAGCCAGCGAAACCTTCTTTACCATCGGATTGCCACTTTCTATATCTAATGCCTCAGTCGCACAATCGAAAGCCGTTCTTAAGCCAATCGAGGCCAAAATATACGATTCTCTTTCGTACGCTTCATAAACCTCACTTAAGATCCGATACAGACGCTTATCTTTCAAATAGACTTGGTCCAGCCATTCAGGTTTTGCCTTTGGTGAGTCAGGGGTTGGAAAAGTAACTATTTCGTAATCGACCTTATCGTGCGTGATACCTTCAGTGTCCCATGATTTTCTTAGATAAAAGATTGTGTTACACCCACAGCATTCAAGCAGCAAATGGTCAACTTCCCCATAAACACTGTTCCCGTCAAAATCTTGTTCCCATGTCTGTTCTTTTCTACCAATAACATCGGTATTGCACTCGCGGTGGCATGAAGGACATGGGGCTTTATAGTCGCCAGACATTCTTATTACCTGGTTAGGTTATTAATGTAAAAAACCGGCATTAGCCGGTTTTCCTCAAGCCTGAATAAGGCGTTTGAACAGCAACTGCTGTATATCTTGCCGGTGCGCCAGAACGGCATGCGCTGTTACCGTGGTGCCGTCAACCGAATACAGCACCCGGTAGCCACTTGCGCTGTTAAACTCACGGTACTTCGCACACCCTATTTTCACCAGCTCAGGGCAAATCTGGCACCCCAGCGGGAACTGGCCGACAGTCTTTTCAAACTGTTCAATAATCCCCTCAATCACCGGCCTGGGCTCTACATCAGCACGGCGGAGGAAACTCACTATATCTTCTAAGCAATACTTTGCAGTGAGCGTGTACTCAAAACTTAACGGGCGGTTTTCCATGTAATGTCCTTGGGTTACGCCAGCGCCCCTTACCCCCCGATACCGTCCAGTAACTGTTCTCTTGAAAATACTTTGCCCTCGGCCTTGTCTCTTTCTGACAGGGTGAGTAGCTTCAAAAGTGCTATGGCGTTCTCGCGCTCCTGCTGCTGGTCATAAGACTCAATGACATAGGCGGGAACACCATTTTGGGTTACCAGGATCGGCTCGGAGAGATCGAGCGTGGCTGCGTTTTTTTTAACGTAGCTGATGGTTTCAACTTTCATGGACGTGATCTCTCGCTATGTCTGTTGTTTCTGTTGTTTCTGTTGTTTCTGTTATTTCTGTTGTTTCCGGTATTTCGGTTGTTTCTGGTATGTCACAGTTTGAATATAGACCATATTTAGACCGCACTCAAGGACAATCCATTTTGTATTCAAAGTGAGCAATTGATAGGCCTCTCCAAAAAATTTACAAACACTACAAACTCAACGCCGATAAAAACTTAGTAACGAAGCGGTTATGAAGTAGCCAAGGTAAACAAGCCAGCCATCTTGATCAACGCCATAGTTAAAACTACTGTATATAAAAACAGTGATAAAGGTTTACATCATGGAATTCTACCGACCAGCAGAGTTACGCGAAATTATTGCTCTCCCACTTTTCAGTGACTTAGTGCAGTGCGGATTCCCTAGCCCCGCGGCTGATTACGTTGAACAGCGCATCGATCTCAATGAGTTGCTAGTCGCTCACCCCAGCTCGACCTATTTCGTCAAAGCCGCGGGTGATTCAATGATCGAGGGAGGCATTAATGACGGTGATCTGCTGGTGGTGGATAGTTCGCGAACAGCTGAACATGGAGATATCGTTATCGCTGCGGTTGAAGGGGAATTCACTGTTAAACGTCTGCAGCTGCGGCCGACCGTGCAACTTAATCCGATGAACAGCGCCTACAGTCCGATTGTTGTAGGCAGCGAAGACACTCTGGACGTCTTTGGTGTTGTGACTTTCATCGTTAAATCGGCGAGTTGAGAATGTTTGCGCTCTGTGATGTGAATTCGTTCTACGCATCATGCGAGACGGTGTTCCGGCCTGATTTAAAAGGGCGACCAGTGGTCGTTCTATCAAATAACGATGGCTGTGTGATAGCTCGAAGCGCTGAAGCAAAGGCCGCTGGGATAGCTATGGGGGAGCCATTTTTCAAGCAAAAAGATCTCTTCCGCCGCGCTGGGGTTATTTGCTTCAGCTCCAATTATGAGCTCTATGCAGACATGAGCCAGCGAGTAATGACGACGCTTGAGGAAATGAGCCCCCGCGTCGAAATTTACAGTATCGATGAAGCCTTTTGTGATCTGGCCGGAGTGCGAAACTGCCGAGACCTGACTGACTTTGGTAAAGAAATCCGAGCTACGGTTCTGAAGCGTACACACCTTACCGTTGGTGTTGGCATTGCACAGACCAAAACCCTCGCTAAACTCGCCAACCACGCAGCAAAAAAATGGCAAAAGCAGACGGGTGGCGTTGTGGATCTGTCGAACGTCGATCGCCAGCGCCGGTTGATGTCTATCGTTCCCGTAGAGGATGTTTGGGGTGTCGGCAGACGCATCAGCAAGAAGCTTAACGCAATGGGCATCAAAACTGCTCTGGACCTCTCAGAACAGAGCACGTGGATTATCAGAAAGCACTTCAATGTTGTGCTGGAGCGCACGGTCCGGGAACTGCGCGGCGAGCCATGTTTGGAACTGGAAGAGTTCGCGCCGGTGAAACAAGAGATCGTCTGTTCCCGTTCCTTCGGTGAGCGCATCACTGAGTACGAAGAAATGCGCCAGGCGATATGTTCATATGCAGCTCGTGGGGCAGAAAAGCTACGAGGGGAACATCAGTACTGCAGGTACATATCGGCATTTGTGAAAACTTCCCCGTTCGCCTTGAACGAGCCATATTACGGCAATAGCGCATCGGTAAGGCTGCTCACACCAACGCAAGATAGCCGCGACATCATAAACGCCGCGACGCGTTGCCTGGACACCATCTGGAAAGATGGCCATCGATACCAAAAGGCTGGGATCATGCTCGGTGATTTTTTCAGCCAAGGGGTTGCCCAGCTTAATCTCTTTGACGACAACGCCCCAAGAGGGGATAGCGCGCAACTGATGAATGTTATCGACCAGCTCAACGCAAAGGGGGGGAAAGGTACGCTCTACTTTGCTGGGCAAGGCATTCAGCAGAAGTGGCAGATGAAGCGTGAGATGTTATCACCACGTTATACCACCCGAATTAATGATGTGTTATGTGTGCGTTAGTTCGCATGATTAATCACCGATTCCTTGTGTTCAAAACGAAAAAAAACTAACATAAAATCTGCTTAACGCAACACAGGGTATCTAAACAGTATGGATGACATTAAACAACAGATTGATGATGTTCTTACAGCAGCCTTTAGCAGGGAGTTTTGGCTGGATCTGCATGAGGAGCTATCAATAACCTATGCAGCCTGCCAAGCCGTAGCAACAGGTAATACGCTGAAGCTGGGGGAACCAGAACTCATTAGAACTAGAGCGCAAATTAGACATTACGGCTTAAACTCAGCCTTAAGAAGAGCCGCTCAACGTTCTGGCTATGCTTCATTCGACGCCGAGACCAATCCCAAAGGTGAAAACTATGTGATTGTAAGTTCTCAAGGTGTCCGGGCAAGCCGGATTGGTGTAAATCACAACAAACTAGATATAAAAGCAGCAAAACATCGTTCTTTGTTAGCGGAGCTCAACCAAGACCTTGAAGGGTTCACTCCTGATATGTTCAACTTGGTCTCCCAAAAAAGTCCTGCGGAAGAAAGAGGCAGCTTAGGGGTGCTTTTTTTAAACGTTAATCCACCTCTTAACGTTGGGCAAGACAGAATGCTTGACTTAAGGGTGGTGGTTCCTTTCACAAATTTGAAAGGCTCTCACTATAATCGTTCGATTGGTGAGATCCTGGGGCTCTATGCTGTCGAAAGGGAAGTTGTCATTCCTGACTTGGCGATTCCAGTATTGAGGAAGCGTCTACGGGAACAAGAAGGTTAACTTGGTGATTTTATGAGAGTGGGTATTTCTGGATTCCAACCAGAGCGTCTAACACAATTACGAGAGGCTAGAGGATTGTCAAAAATCAGCCTCGGACGGTTAGTTGAGCGCTCTCCCTCGACAGTTACGAAGTGGGAAAATGGAAGTCATTCTCCTGATGCAGAGGTGTTGACTCTGCTCGGCCGGGTGTTGAACTGCCCTGTTGCATGGTTCACTAAGCCATTGCATGAGAAGGAGAATAACCCAGTCTTTTTTAGAACGCTGTCAACGACGGCGAAGGATCTTTGCATCGCTTCAGAAAAGTACATGGAGTGGTTACAAGAAGCAGCAAACTTTCTTCAAGAGTACTTGGACTTACCTGCAGTAAATGTCCCGAGTATTCAAGTAGATGATTACCGAGCGATAGACGATGAGACTATTGAGGTAATGGCAGCTAAATGCCGAGAAACATGGGGGCTAGGAATTGCTCCAGTAAGTGATTTAACTCTTGTGCTAGAGAATGCTGGAATTATTTGCTCTCGCTTCGAGCAAGGTAGTGCAATGATGGATGGATATTCGCAGTGGAACGAGGCTGAGAAGAGACCTTATATCATCCTTGCTACAGATAAAGATAATTATTACAGAAGCAGATTCGATGCTGCCCATGAACTGGGACATATCGTCTTGCATCGCAATATTAAGCGATTAGACAATGTTAACTTTAAGCCCATTGAGGAACAGGCACATAAGTTTGCAGCTTGTTTCATGTTACCAGAAGAATCATTTTCAATTGAGTTACCCCCATACCCTACCTTGGAAAATTTTGTGTCATTGAAAGCGCGATGGGGTATGTCGGCACAGTCGATGATTCATCGTGCCAAATCGCTTGAACTCATCTCACCTATTGAGTATCAACGTTTGTACAAGAGTGTCTCAGCCCGGGGATGGCGAAAAGGAGAACCGCTAGATGATCTTCGTAAGCCGGAGTCAGTGAGACTTCTTCCGCGTTGCGTCAATCTTTTAATTGATGCAGGCGTATTTACTAAAAGCCAGCTTTTGGAAGGGTTATGTATGTCAAGATCTGATGTTGAGGACCTCTTTTCTCTTCCTCGGGGATATTTGACAGAGTCCAAAATCATGGAGTTAGAAAGTCGTATAAAAATAAAAAATACGCATTTTTCAGACGAAAAGACCATAGTCAATGACAATACTCGCAAAACAAATGTTGTTGACTTATTCAAAGATAGTAAATAATTAGCGTGCTAGGGTATTAATATCCTAGCATAATCTTTTTTGTGTACATGGACTAATTATAGATGGGAAAAACAACAGAATCTTTTTCTGAAGGGAAGTTTAAAAATACTATAGAACCTGCATTTTGTGAAAGGTGTAGAAGAGAGACAAAACATTCAATAGTTACTTCTTATGAACTTATAGGTCAAGAAGAATGTGGCCCCCATTGTTATACCATTGACTGGCGAGACTCATATCAAGTTATCCAATGTCGCGGATGCGAAGAGCTTTCTTTTAGGAAAGAAAGCTGGTTTTCAGAAGATATGGGTTATATGGGAGATGATGATTTCTTTGATGGTAAAACGATTACACTTTATCCTAAACGTTCAGCGACAACCAGAACACCAAAGGATTTTTTAGAAGTACCTAGAAAACTTCGCAATCTTTACATTGAGTCAATAGACACTTTCAACAATGACTCTTATATTCTAACAGCAGCAGGATTGAGAGCATTAATTGAGGGTTTGTGTGCCGAACTTAATATTAAGGACGGGCCAGTTGAGCGAACAGAAAAAGGTATCACTAAAATTGTAAGGGCTCGAAACTTAGAAGGAAAAATCGCAGGCCTGAAAGAAAAAGGTATTCTTACTGCAGCTGGAGCTGTCTTCCTAAATGAACATAGATTCATGGGTAATGAAGCAGTGCATTCTCTAAGAAAACCGTCCCGAGAAGATATATCATTGGCATTTGATCTTATTGAACATTGTTTCGATACTATCTTCGAAATGCCCGCTAAGGCAAGTGAATTAGTAGAGTCTCGAAAAAGACGCTCTGGCACTGAGTGAAGGTACTATCTGCGTACAATGACTTATATCTATTTTTGTTAAACATCAAGGAATACAGAGTTTTTGTAATGAACCAAATTAATGAAATAAAGAAAATAACAACTTCGACTCAAATGAGAATGTCACTCAAAACGCAAAAACGAATAGAAAGAACAATGCTTTTGACATCTTTATTTATGGTTTTATTCATTATTGCAGCTGAAAAATATACAATACCTCACTTTCAAACCTTGATTTCAATCACCATAACTACCAGCGTAGCATCTATATACTTGTTATTTATTTACCTTCAGTACGGTAGGCAACCAGAAAACCAAAAACGATTAAAGGCTTACATCGATGCATTTGCCAATGCATTAGCACTATTTGCTATAATTGTTACATTTATATCTTTTGTTGTATATGGGAAAGCCAGCGCATTATACACTTCATTAGCCTCAACACCATCGCCGGAAGTAATTTTTGGCGTTATTATAGGTGTGTTGTCTTCACGAGTCCTATTTCCTTTCTGGGACTTACACTCTAAATATAAAAAAAACTGACAACTTTCAACTGGCTCCCCGTGGCACTAGCATTTTTATTATTTAAAATGCTAACGAACAATGGGGTCTATCAACTTGGACCCTTGGTTCCTTGGGTTCCCGATCGCCTGCGAAATAGGATACCAAATAAATTTATCAGCAGAGATTCCCCCACTCGCTACAAGCTCACTTGCGGCATCACTGCTGGTGGACCGGCTCATCCAGGCGAGGGCCGCATCAGGCGCCAGCACGACAGGCCTGCGGTCATGAATATCCACCAGCCCCTGGTCCGCAGCCGCGGTAACAATGACAAATCCCTCGTTCTCGTCTCCGCGATCGAAAGGCGCGCTGCCGATACAGGCAAAAAAGAGCGGCTGGCCATCTTTTCGGTGAATGAAGTACGGTTGCTTCTTATCCCCTTCCCTTTTCCATTCATACCAGCCATCCGAGAAGCATATTGCCCGGCCGTTCTCCCAGAGATGTTTGAACATGGGCTTAGTGGCGGCGGTTTCTCCCCTGGCGTTGATAAGTGCAGGCTTGTTCCACCAGCTGGGTGCATATCCCCAATGGACAGGATCAAGGTGCAGTTCGTCGTCCCGTTCATTCAGCAGCAAAACCCGGGTGCCCGGCGCAACGTTATACAGCCCAATTGGCTCGGGATCGCGAGGAATGGAGCTGGTGGCCTGTTCGTCGGCGAGTAAAGCCAAGTAGTCATCTCGTGACATTGACTGGGCGAAGCGTCCACACATAGAAAACCTCCAGAAACCGTATTATAGGAAGTATAGTCACTTGCTGGTGGTCCAATATCTGAATGGGCAGGGATTGCTCGCTTACAGACACACCCGGAAGGTATAATTGCTATAGGACAAAAGAAAAAGGGCGACATGAAGTGAGCTTTCTATCTACACGGCAAATCCATGAGCACTGTCTTGCCACTACACAAGAGGCTATTGAAACTATTGGGTGGACCAATATCTCTGTGGGCATACTGAGTGAAGAAGATAAACGCGAACTCGAAGAAGCTGATTTTGACAGTCCCCTGGACTGGCGTTGGGCGATGCAGGCTTATAGCGGCAATGCTGATGACGGAATACTGGATATCACTTTAAAGCTGATCGACCGCGACGAGCCAGAACTGCTACAGGGAGTCATAATTTGTAAGTACGACACTCGGCGTGACCAATTTTCAATTTGCATGTTAGAAAACTTCATTTCATTTGAAGAAACTGATCTGACTGGCAAGGTGTTAATCATTGCTCTTATTTACGCGACTACCTTCTGCCAGATCGCTGAACTTGACGATGTTTACATTCAAGACCCGACTGAAGATGCAAAACCACGTTATAGAAGTTACGGGTTTGCTCAGGTATGGAATGACCACGATAAGATGTCGGCCGATGTACGCGACATACTCGACACCATACGAATGAAGGTAAATGGCATTGACCCTGATGACGAATGGTAACCAACATAAGCAGTCGACTGGCTGTTTGTTTAATGAACGCAATTGTTATAAAATTAGTCATGAAGGCTCTAGCCAGAGAGGTTAAATATGAATAAGCAAAATAAAAGAATCACCCCTGATAAAGCTATGGCTGCCGCGAAATGTTCACTCGACTTCTGGACTTCCATCGACGGCAACAAGCTTGCCAAGGTTGGCCGGAAGGAAAAAGACATGGATATGGTCGGGCCGAAGAAAGGCGTAAAGCCAGTAAGCCTCTGATAATATGCATCATACCGTTCAATAAGTAAGGCTCCCACTGGGAGCCTTTTTTATTCGTTAAAGCCGTTCCACAGCGGCCACAACATCCATTACAGTAGATTCGCCAGCTCAACGAAACAGCGCTGGTAGAAGTGCGGCTGTGTAGCCCGCGGATTACCCGGCGCGGTTAGATTCTTGCCATATTGCAGCCCGGTCTCCGTAAAGCACCAATAGTGCTTTTCCCCACGCGTGCTGCTTCTGGTCTTCTGCTCGACAATCCCCAGCTCCGCCAGGCGTGCGTACGCTTTCTGCGAGGAGAGCTTAATACCACGTTCTGTTAGAAGCTGGCGCAGGCTGGCCGTTGGCTCGCTACTGCCGCCAGTAGCATCGGGCGGCGCGTCTATAGCGTAACCCGGGAGGAGATCCGGAAGGCCTGCAGCGCTCTGCAACTTGCGCAGCCCGGCAAGGACGCTGCTATCAGATAGGTGGAGTAATTTCCTGCTCCCATCCAGCAGCGCGACGCCCGCGGCAATCGTGTCGACCGTACTGGTGGTCGGAGCTGGAGTATTATTTGTCGTAGTACCGTAAATCACTGCCTCAAGTTCACGCAGTCGCTTCAGTACCTTCATGCGCAAAGTCGCGCTGTAGCCCATAAGCAGGCATTCGACATGCAAGCGGTCGAGATAATATTCTCTTCGTGTACGGTTCATTGTGTCTTGGTATGGAACTACATTTTTAGAGATATCCCCAATGCTGGGGTTATCTCTGTAAAGTTCTTCCATCATGTTATCAATGTCTCGAACAACATGATCGTGGCGCTTACCTGTTAGATTCGCTATCTCTCGGCTACCCATACGCACATCAGTTGAGAGCATCATGCCGCCACCTCCTCAAACACACGCATGCTCATCGCGCCACCAGCTATGTCGCCCGCAGTGCCCAGCAGCTGGCGCACGTCCTCAAGAAACGCGTTGGTACCGAGCGGTTCAAGGATCCGCCGCGCGCATCTTATAAGCGTACGCAGCTGGCTAAACTTCGCGAACAGAACGGGAAGAGCCTCTTCAGGCGTTAGGTCTAGGTCATCGTCAAACAGATACGCGTGCCGGAAATCGGCCAACCTTGGTGCCGTATCCCACGCGCGCCAGATAGCGCGCTTGATCGCATCGAGCTGCAGCTGGTTGTTGCTGAGAGTGGAATCCGTTGCTGGTGGAGCGGTTAGAAGAATACGTGTGGCCAATGCTTCGACACAGACCGGGTCAGTGATGCTCAGGAACATTGATGCGCGCAGCGCGTTGAGGGCAAGTGCAGATAGCTGACTATCTGAAGGTAAAGTCTGGGTAGGGATGGTAGCCATGATGGCAGTCTCCTTGTGCTGGGTAAACCTCACCACAGAAGAGGCTAATCTTGCTGGTGGTGAGCTGAACAGGGTTAGCCTTACCGGTGCACAAGGTTCCCGGCGCGGATTTCTCCGCCCCTGCCCAACCCACCATAATTCAGGCGAGCGTTGGCGCTGACAACAAAAAAGACGCTGGCGCGTCTATATGTCGCCTTGTGCATTTCCGGGAGGCTAATCCCGACACCAGATTTTGCTGGTGCCCTTATACGCTACAAGACCAAAACGGCCGTAGCAAGGCTTTTTTACAAGGCAAGACGCTGGCGAATATCATACTAAACATTTTTTTAAATGCATAGTAAGGATACGCATCAGGCATGCATTAAAAATGCATTATAAGCACTTTTCATAATCACAATATGCATATGATGTACACACCTATAATTCTGTAAAGTAATTAAGCAGTTCAAAATAGCTTCATTTACGCCCTCGCCACCTTTATCATCAGTGATATCCTACTAAACATTAATTTTGTGATGGGGTTATGGCTGACTACATCGAACATGGAATTGATCGCCGCATCCTGAAGCAGCTCGTCGCCGCACACCGCATTAAGCGCGTCGTGCTGCTGGGAACCGCAACTGAAAACAAGATCCTGTATTCAGCACAGATAGAGCTGAAGACATCTCCTCTAAAACATCACGTCACAGGAAAGAACGGCGAGAAGCGAGTATGGGCAATAGCCGGTCACGCACTCGACTTCTTATTCAAGCTCGGCATTTCTGAGATCGACGTCATTTTCGTGAACGGGGCTCACAATGAGTAACTTTTTTAGTAACTGCTGCATTTACACCATTTCCCGCGACATGACATTCCCCCCAGCTGAAGAGCTGGAAAAACTCCTGGCTAAATATGCCTTTAATCCGTGTGGTCCCAACGAGATTGCCTCTACGGGCTGGTTCGCTCCAGTTCCATGCGGAACGTTACTTCATCACCCCATCGGCAAAGGGGTTATGCTCCAGCATCGGCGCGAAGCGAAGATCATCCCCCCTGCGTACATTCGCGAAATGACGGCGAAACGGATCGAGCAAATTCAGAACGCCGAAGGGCGCCCGCTCAAAAATGCAGAGAAGCGAGTTATCAAGGATGACGTGATCATCACGCTGATACCTCGTGCCTTTACCCGCATCATTGCCACCAGCATCTGGGTAGACGTGGAGAGCTGCCGTATATGGGTGGACTCTGCAAGCTCAAAACGCGCTGAAGATTGCCTTGCACTGCTTCGCAAAACACTTGGCTCACTGCCAGTGGTGCCCCTCACCATTGAAAATCCAGTGGAGCTTACACTGACAGAGTGGCTACGTGCTGGTGGCGCGCCGCGTTCATTCACGTTCGGTGAGGTGGCTGAAATGAAGTCCTTACTGGACGACGGTGGTATCGTTCGGTGTAAGAAGGTCGAGCTGGAAAGCGATGAAATCAAAACACACCTGGAAGCCGGTAAGCTCGTTACAAAGCTGGCCCTCGACTACATCGACCGTGTTAGCTTCGTCGTTACCGATAGCGCCACGCTAACGCATCTGAAGTTCGCCGACGAGCTTCACGAGCAGAACGGAGATGTTGAGGAAGAAATGTCCCGCTTTGACGCCGACATGGTGTTAATGACAGCGGAGCTATCCGCGCTCCTTAAAGCTCTGGTGATCAGCTTAGGCGGAGAGGCGGAACGGTGAGGAATTTAACTTACGGCTCTGTATGCAGCGGCATTGAAGCGGCAAGCGTGGCGTGGGAACCGCTAGGGTTCACTCCAAAATGGTTTGCTGAAATTGAGCCGTTCCCGTGCGCAGTACTTGCAGAGCGCTGGCCCGGTATTCCCAATCTGGGGGATATGACCGTGATAGCCGAGCGCATCAGGGCGAAAGAGATCTCAGCCCCGGATATCCTCGTCGGCGGTACCCCTTGCCAATCCTATTCAATCGCAGGCCTACGCGCTGGCCGTAAGGATCCGCGCGGCGCCCTAACCTTTTCCTATCTGGATTTAGCCAATGCAATCGACGAAGCACGAAGAGAAGACAACAAACCACCAGCAGTTGCTGTCTGGGAAAACGTTCCAGGAGTCTTATCTGACAAAGACAACGCCTTCGGACAGTTCCTTGCCGGCCTGGCTGGCGAAGATGCAGAGTTCGAACCTGGTTCACGACCTGAACGAGGAAAAAGCAGCCGTTACTGGCGCTGGAATGAAAAAACCCATAAGCATGTTGCATGCTGGCCGCAGCGCGGTTGTGTTTATGGACCACAGCGCAAAGTGGCCTGGCGAGTCCTCGATGCCCAATACTATGGAGTGGCACAACGACGCAAACGTGTGTTTGTTGTCGCAAGTGCTGGAGACGGGTTCGATCCCACAGAAGTATTATTTGAGTTCGAAGGCATGCGCAGGGATATTGCGCCGAGCCGAGGCACGGAAAAGGCGGTTGCCGCACTTACTGCAAGCGGCGTTGGAGTCCGTGGTGCAGACGACAATCAAGCACAAGCAGGACACA